CGTGCTGTCACGAAAAAGCCTGGTCAGCCAGGTTCCCCGCATGGGGAAGCTGAGGTCAGCGCATCACTTCGCCGTCTGGCGAAGTGATGTCCCGCCGTCACGACGAGTCGTCGCCCGCGGACAGGTGCTCCTCGAAGCGTTGCTTCAACTCGCACAGTTCCCGCACCGTCTCGTCCACCTTCACAGCCGTCTCGTCCACCTTGCGTTCCGTCCGCGTCACCGTGTCCTTCATCGAATGGCCGCCGTTCGGCGCCAACTCCTGCACCGCATCCACAATCTTCACGATCCGTCGGTTGGACCGCCACAACGCGCGGACCAGGGCGCCGAGGGCCAGCAGAGAACCGGCCCCAATTCCGAGCCATTCGAGCAGGTGCATGAGGGACGCTCACAGGCCTCTGTCGTCGGCTGGCCGGTTCGGCACCGCCCACGTCAGACCCAGGCCCCCGACGAGCGCCCCGACGATGAGCCACACCTCGCCGCTCGTAATGACATCGTCGGCCGCCGCGGTGGACAGGGCCCCGCTCGCGGCGACGGCTCCGGCGACGAGCGCCTTCCAGTACTTCGAGATCTTCACGGTTCAGCCTTCCTGTACGTCGAGGCGGACGGTGACGGATTCGATGGCCGCTGTAAGCTCCGCGACGATCGCGGCCGGGTCGAGGTCGCCGAGCCCAGCGGCGAGGGTGGCGACCGTCCTCACGAGCTGGTCGATCGTCGCCGCCTGCGTCTCGACGCTGACCTTCATCGACCGGACCACGTTGTTGGTGTCCGTCTCGATCGAAGCGAGCTGCCACGTCGGGTTGGTGTCCCGCGTCGTACTCGTCAGCGGGGCGGGCATCTTGTCGTTCTTGACGACGCCCTTGTACAGCGCGTCCTGGCCCGCCCTCGACTTCAGTACGTCGAGTACGGCCCTCTCAACCTGCTCGGGGGTCACATCGTCCTCCTGGGGGTGGTTACCGTCGAGGCGGGCGGCGATCCGGCCGCGCATCGTCTGCATGGAGAAACCGCGCGGATCGACCTTCCCCGGCTGCCACTCCAGATGCCCGATCACCGAGCCAGCGCCCCAGCCGTGATGCCGGCAGATCGCCGCCGACACCTTCTCGATGGCGTCGAGCTGAGCTGCGGGCCACGGATCCTCGCCGTCGCCGAGGTTCTCGCACTCGAAGCCGTAGAAGCGGGCGTTGCCGTCCGTGCTTGCCTCATTGTCCGCGGGCAGTGCACGCTCGGCGATGACCGCGGCCAGGACGTCGGGGTCACCGGATCCGGCGTGGTTGGTGCGGCCGTAGCCGACCAGATGGACGCGGCCGTCCTTGGTGATGACGCCGTGACACAAAGGGCCGGGGAGCTTCACGTATCCGTCACGGCAGATCTGCACGGTGCGAGCCGAGCCGGAGGTGACGGTGTGGTGGATCATCACGCCGTTGACCGGACCCCACGCGCCTACGTGGTTGCGGTTGTGGTGCTCCCAGTCGCCGACCTCAACGACCGTGAGGCCCTCGTCGCGGAAGAGCTTGGCGAACGCGTGCGCGCTCGGGGGTGCAGCCATGGCCGAGCTCTCTCTCTAGTAGTCCCACGTCATGCCGACGAACTGCGCATGACCCACATGCGCGGCCTCGTGGTGGTCATGCCACACCTCCACCCCGACGGGCTGCCCGTGCCGGCCGTAGAACGGCCACATCACCGTGTCCCAGTCCTTGCCCGGCGAGTCCACCCGGTCCGCGGCCCCCGTGTCGTCACGCACGCCGTGCGGGTCGCGGATGAACCGGGACATGAACTGCCGCTGGCGGGTGTCCCCTGCCGGAACGGCGACCGTCTCCCATCGGATGTTCCGCGACCACACGAAGTCCCCGTCGAACGGGGGCACGATCAGGGACAGGTTCCGGACCATGCTCAAGTCGTTGCGGATCGCCTTCTCGAACGTGAGCAGCGTCCACGTGTTCGGCTCGATGATCTGCGGGGTGTTGCGGTACAGCTTCGCTTGCGTCGCCACGCTGGTCTCCTCAGGCTGCCTGGTAGTGGCCGTGCAGCAGGAACCGGTCTCCGTCGGCCCAGGTGAGCGGAGTCACCGGGTCAATGAGACCGTTGTTGGTGTTGGCGGTGTCGTTGTAATTCCGGCCGGACGTTTCGAGAGAGAGATCGGTGGTGGCGACAACGCGGGCGCGAATCGGCCAGCGCTCTGCCGAATCGGCGCCGTCCTGGACCTCGCCATACCCTGCGATCAACTGGGTTTCCCCGGCCGTCACCGGCAGCGTGAACCTCCAGTTGGAGTCGTTGGCAGCAGTACCGAATGTCGTGGTGCTCCCGAATGTGATCTCCATCTCGAAGAACACGACGTCACCGGACTGCGCGTACTTGCAGTCCACGGTCGCATTCCCATAAGCAGGAGCCGTACCGTTGGTGGCCGTCCAGGTGGGCGTCCACGCCGCCCAGACGGGCAGCATCTCCCCAAGCCTGGTGGCGGTGATCCGGGCACCCGCCCGCCATGCCGTTACAGCCACGACAACCTCCTAGAGACCCACATAAGCGGGATAGGCGAGAACAACATCCGTGTCCGCACTGTGGGTTTTGACGACACCGTTCTGAGAGCGGGTCACCGTGTACGTCTGCGGGGTGGCCAGATCGAAATTGTCGAAGGACACGACCGGGTTCGTGTTCGTGTTCGCAGCATCAGCGAGCGACCAGCAGCCCAGACTCGCCGCACCAGTCAACGAGGAATCGGTGACCTCCGCCTGCCACGGCCCCGGCTCCAGCTCACTGGCCTCCCACACCTTCGCCTTCAACGCAGTGCCGAACCCCTGGAACCGCACCCGGACAAACGTCCCCGCGACATGCGTCAACCGCGTCGTAAACGACACGAGGTTCGTCTGCGCTGCGGCGACCCGCTTGAAGATGACCAGCGTCACCGTTTGTGTGGTGGAGAACGCCAGCCTTGCCACATACAAGTTGTTGACATCCGTATAGCGGGCCATCGGCCCCGCATACAGCGCACCACCCGCAGCCAGAGCGTCGGTTGCGATATCCACGTAGATGTCGAAGTCGGCGGACGGCGCTGGCACGGATGACCGGTGTGCCGAGTTGACCGCCGTCAGAGTGTGGGTTCCCTCAGCGCCATCGACATCGAAGTTCCCCGCCGCAGTGCCGGTGTTCGTCCACGTCTGCCCGGAATCAGCCGTGCCCCAACTGTTCGTCTCGCTGCGGGTGAACGAGTCATGAACCGCCGAGGCCGTGGCATGGGTGACCCGGGCCCCCCACACATGCCAGGTGTCCGCCGCGTCCGGTGTGTCACTGTGGAGCGCCAGCATCACAGCCCTGGACGAGGTCGCCGGAGCCGTGAACGTCGCCTCCAGATACGTCCAGACACCAGCCGCGACCGCGAACCCCCCACCTGTTGAACTGGTCGATATGTACGTCCCATCGGACTCATGCCAGTTCACGGCCGGTTGCAGCTCATCCCAACCGCCGGGACTGTACGCCCACAAAGACGCCGTGTAGGAAGCCCCGGGCTGGATGCTGCCGACCGCTGTCTGTGTGCAGCGGGCATCACCAGTGGCGGATGACCCGTTCGGGGTGATGAGCAGCGACGCGACAGCCCGTGGATGCGGAAGAACCTGCGCGGTGGAGCGTGCGATCGTCGTGTTGTTCCCGCTCCAGTCGGTGGTGTCCGTGTCGAAGAACGGATTCTCGTTCAGCAGGCCGCCCGGTGCGGTGACGGTCATGACTTCGCCGCCCACCCGCAGGTCGTACGGGGTATCGCCCACATCGTCGGTCCACGTCGGCCCCGACGTGGTGAGAACGTCGACGTCCGTCTCCGTCGTCGACAGTGCCTCCGCCAGCTCCGCCCCTTCCGTGTCGGCCCAGGAAAACTCCAGCTCCTGCTCCACCGTGTCGTCATCACCGGCCCACGCCACATCGAACGGGCCGGCCGGGGTGCAGTTGTAGGTGATGGTCCACCGGTACTGGTCCATCACCTCGCTGTAGCCCTGCACGAGCAGGTCCAAAGTGTCCGGGGGCAGCCATACGGGCGGGTTGGTGATCTGGATGCGGGAGCCGACGTCGACGGCGGCCGCGGCCTCGATCGATGCGGGGGCTGCGGCCAGGTTCACCGTCACCTGCGGGAAACGCGTCTCGTCCCAGGTCCCGACGTGCAGCCGCCACCCTGCATGGTTCAGCGGCTGCTCGTCATCGAGCAGGTTGAGGGTGTGTGCGGTGTCGTACAGGCCGATCCCGTCCGGCGGTGGCTGCGTGGACAAGGCGCCGGAGTCCAGCGTTACGCGGGCGATGGCTCCGTCTGTGCGCTGGACGGTGACATCGTTGGTGACGTTCTGATCGTCGTCGACCGGGTCGAGCGGGGTCACCAGCCCGTCGGCGCCGGTGTAGTCAAGGGTCAGCGCGGCCGGCTGGTTGTACAGGCTGGCCCGTGTGACGTAGCGGACCCCCAAGAGGTCACGCTGCTCGGCGAGGATCCCGCCGTCCACCTCGGCGGCGGTCTGCATCAGATCGGCGGCCGTGCCGCGGGCCTGCGGGCCTGCCTGTTCGTCTCCGGGGCCGGTGGAGTAGGAGTGGATTTCCTCCTCGTCCCCCAGCCGCGAAATGCGGGAGGCGGCTTCCTCGGCGTTCCAGCCCACAATCGGGGCCGCGGTGCCCGTGAAGCTCTGTGTGGAGTTGCCCATGGTCACCTGTCCGATGACCGTGTCATTCATGGCGCCGTCTTCACCGAAGCGGATCGCTGAAGCGATGCCCATCGTTGTTGAGCTGACAGTGCCGCTGAAGGTGAAGACAGTGGTCGAATCGTCGGGAACAGCCGTGGGAAGGGAATCGGCGACGTCTACGACAGTGACAAGGTAATCAACATCAGCGCCGTCCGTGACGAGCCGCAAAATGACTACTTTCTCCAGCCCGTTGATGGAGTCCGAACCGAACCCTGAGGCATGGAGCTGCGTACCCTCGGCGTCAAAAGCACGCAAATCCAGGTTCCCGGACGTATTAACAAAGAGAGACCAGGTGCGAGCCGCCCCTGTCGTGGACAGGGAAACGAGCCGCTGCGTCGACACCACGCCCGCTGACGGGACCTTCGCGAAAAAGAACAAGTGGTTCGCCGGATTCGTGGCGTTCAAAGAGAACGACGGAATCGACACCTTCATCGACCCCGTACCCACCGTCGGCAGGGCGTCGGAACCGACCCAGTCCCCATACGCGGCAGGCGTCACCGTCCCCGTGATCACAAATGACGGATGCCCGTCGATCGCGGACCCCAGAACCGTGGCGTCCTCGCCGTCCTCCATCGGCCAGTACCCGGCGATGCGGGAGCTGCGCCCGGGATCAGTGAGCTCCCGGTACATCGGTGACTTCAGCGGAACCGCGCCCTGGCTCAGACGACGCAGAACGCCGGCGGCCTCCACCTCCGTCACAACATCGAGGCCGCCGGTTTCCCAGCGTGGAGTCCAGGAGGCGATCTCACCGAGAAAGCGGACCTTGCGATTGGTGATCTCCGCGTTCCCGGCCACCGTCCAGGTGAGACCCGCAGCGTCATTGAAACTCGTCGCGCCGTCAGACTGCGCGGTGAAGTCGGGGTTGGCCACGGCGGTGCCATCAATGCCGGACAGGACTTGCACGGCGTGAACACGGCCGATGGCCTCGTCGAAACCGAAGTCGGGAATGCTCCCGATACGCAGATCGGCTGTGCCGCTGTGGATGGATGTGGTGCCCGATCCGGTGATCACGTCACCGAGCTGTATCCATGGGCCGTCGATGCTGTCGGCCGTGTAGAAAATGATGTCGTGTCCGGATGCGCCGTTGTCGACATCGAGCGTGGCCCGTATGGCGAGGCGTCCACTCGATGTCAGGGGGAGATCGGTCGGCGTCGCGAACCTCAGCGCAGAGCCGTCCTCCGACCAGATCAGGTAGGGCCTGCTGAGCCGGATGTACAGGATCCATGAGACCTGCCCGGACGACCCCTTCCCGACGAGTTCCGTACGGTCGAAATCGACACCGCCCTCGGACGGGTAGTCGGGAAGAATCCAGTTGTTCAGCGTCGCGTCGAACCGGATGTCGATGTCACCAGTGATGTCCAGTGATGCATCGTCGGGAGTGGAGATGTAGTCGCCGGAATCCCCGGGGAGACTCAGTGCCACGCTCCCGGTGTTGACCGACACGCGGCAGGGTGTGTTGCGGCCTATCTGCCCGAAGTGCGTCCCTTCCGGGTTACGGGGGGAGTAGGTGCCGTCCGTGTTGGACAGCACGAACGAGCAGCGGCCGGCGTCGACCCGCTGGCCCCAGTCGGAGCGGCCGCGGGTGATGCGGATCTGCTGCTCGCCACGGACGTCGGAGCTGACGTCCGTCCACGTCGAGCCGTCGAGGGAGAGGTCGACCTGGAGCGGGAGGATGGTCTCGGGGAACGCCACGTCAGTTCCGTCCCATCGCCTGCTGTACGATGCCGCCGCGGTGGGCGATCTCTTCGCGCAGCGGGTCGAAGATCTGCCGGGCTACGATGCGCCCGTCCAGGGTGATCGTTTGGTGCACGACGATCGGCTGCCCCCCGCCGGCCGTGCCGCCTGGCCGCCCGCCGCCTGCTCCGTTGCGGGGCATGTTGAGCATCGACGCCCACGCCGGCTGCACACTGCGGTTGCGTTGGATGCCTTGCGCGAAGCCTTCCGCGGTCTGCCCGCCGATCGTCTCCATCACCTGCGACGGAGACTTGATCTTCAATGCGTGCTTGATGCCCCGCTCCATCGCGAAAGCGATGCGCATCATGCCCTTCTCGATGATCTTCTGCCGTGAGGCCAGGCCCTTCACCAACCCCTCAGCCGCCTTGATGCCCGCCCCGTACATGGCGTCCGCAGCCACCGCCCCCGCGGTCTTCGCGTTCGCTTTGATCTGTTTCTGCAGGGTGTTGAGCTGCCGGATTTCACCCTTGCCGCCGCCGAGGATCGCCGCCGCGGTTTCCATGCCGCCGCCGTCGATACCGGCTTCGGCGATCTGCTCGATCAGATCGCCGCGCAGTCCGCGGCCCTTCAACTGTTTGAGCATCCCGGAGAACTGGCCCGAGTTGGCTGCGCTGCCCTGCATCTGGGAGAGGATCGTGTTGATGGTGACGCGGGAGTCCTCGGCTCCGGCAGCGCGGGTGATGTTCGCGCCGCCGACGATGCCCGAAGCGACAGACGTCTTCAACTGCGAGGCTGCACCCTTCAGGTCGGACAGTTTGTCCCTGGCGCCGTCCAGGGCTTTGTTGACTTTGAGGAGTTTCTTTTCCTGCATGAGCAGGGCTTTGCCGGTGTTGTTGAGCCAGCGCAGCAGGCGTGATTCCTCGGCGCCGTGTGTCGTCTTCTTGATCACGCTGCGCCATTTGTTCAGTGCTTTGACGAGGTCCATGACGCTGTCGGGGTCGCCGATCTGGTTGCGGATCTCCGGGTTTTTGAACCCGGCCATGCGCCCGAAGTGGGAGACGGTCAGCTCACCGCGCGCAGCGCTGCGGGCCTCACGTTCCTTCTTCGTGACACCGCCCTTCGCGAACCCGGCCAGTTTCAGACGGCCCGAGTTCAACGCGTCGAGCAGCGGAACCCCGTACTTGCTGACGGCGCTGGCCTGCACGATGTACTCACGGTCCGACGCCCGGTACGCGCCGCCGTTCGGCGGCAGCATGAGAATCGAGTCCGAGGTGGGTGTGCCAGGGCCACGGATGAGGCCGCCGTCCGGGTAGGACTGCACGTTGCCGCCGCCCGCATAGCCGGGTGCGAGACCGCCTGCTGCAAGGCCGGAGCGTGCGGTGCCCGCGCCGACGCCCGCGTAGTTGTACTGGCGGGTGTAGGTGGTCTTGACGTACGTGTTGGCGGTCTTGCCGTTGAGGCTGTCCAGGGCTTGCCGGACCGAGCCGATGGGTCCGAGGGCCTGGCCGTTCGCGGTGAACACCTGCGTCTTGCCATCGGGGAGTTGCTTCGTCTTCAGCCCCACGGCCTCCAGCGCCGCGATGGCTGCACCGTTCAACGTGTCGACCTTCACCGACTTGGCGCCCGGCGTCTTGTCGATCTCGGCCTGGACGTCCTTCAGCCCGGCGATGGCTTCCTCGCGCTCCAGCTTCACCAGCGTTTTGATATCGCCTGGCACCCCGAGCAGCTCGTTGACGTACTCGCGGGCCTTGGCCTTGTTCCCGTCGAAGGCATCCACCGCGAGGCGCATCATCGTCTCGCGAAGCTCGTCCGACTTCTTCGTCATCGACCCCAGCGACTCACCCGCCGCAAGCCCCGTCGCGATCAACTCGTCCTGAGACTTAGCCGCCGCCGACATCGCCTCACCGTTCCGGCGCCCCGCATCAGTGTCGAGGTCGAGGGTGGCGCCGTGCTCCTTGAAGCTCGCGGTCAGGTCGTCCAGCGACTGCTCGAACCCGATCTGCGCGTCGTACGCGGAGCGGTTCACGTCGTTCAACGCGAGGATGCTCGCGCGGAGTCCGTCCGCGGACTCCTTCTGCGCGCCGAGCTTCGCCGACGTATCCAACGCCGCCTGCCCGAACACGCTCATACTGTCCGCAGCGAGCTGCTGCTCCGCCTTCAACCCGGCAACCCGCGCCAGATACTCCGGGACCCGCTCCTCCACCTCCTTGAGCGAATGCCCCTGCTCCAAAGCGGCATCCTTCACCAGCCGGAAATCAGCCGCCGCCTGGCCCGCAAACCCAGAGTCGACCATCGACGCCAGCGACTGATCGAGCGCCCCGAACCGGTCGTCCAGCGACTTCAGCGAATCCTCGCCCTTGGTGAAGTCCTGCCACAGGCTGTTCGCCCCCCGCCGCAGGTCATCCAGCGGACCGATGCCGGAGTTCCCGAACGACTTGACGTACTCCTCCTGGTCCTGCGCCGACTGCCCGACCTTCCCGATGTCCTCGACCAGGCCGTCGAGGTCGCCGAACGCCTGCTTGAGTTCGCCCGTGAACTTGCCCGTCGACGCGAGGTTCTTCAGGCTCGTGGTCAGCCGGTCAACATCCGGCGGCGCACCCCGCGCCTGCTCGGCGAGCTTCGCAACCCCCAGCCCCACCGCCACGATCCCCGCAGCGATGAGACCGCCCTTCACCGACGTCGACAACGTTCCGATCGCAGCCCGCGCCCCGCGGACACCGCCACCCGCAGCAGCCGACGCAGCCGACAGCGCGAGCATCGCATCCCGCAACTTGCCCACCCCGGCGGCGGTCGCCGCCACCCCGGCGCCGGCCAGTGACATGAGCTTCAGCCCTACCGCAGTCTGCATGGCGATCGTGACCAGCTCGGGCGGCAGAGCAGCGACCAGCTTCGCAACCGCATTCACCAGGGTGAGCATGCCCGGACCGGCGTCGGCGGCCGCCTCGGCGAGCGTCACCACGGCGTCCCCGGCGTTCGACAGGGTCTCGCGGACGGCGGGCCCGTTCTGTGCGGCGTAGTCCATGAACGCTTTGACGGGGCCGTTGGCGTCACCGTCCGCGAGAGCCGTTGAGAAGCGGATGATGCCGGTGACCGCATCGCGCAGTGAGTCGTTCGCGAACGTCGACACCCGGTCTGCGAAACCGTCGAACCCCGGCGAAGCCACCGCACCGCCGGCCACCGACACCAGCCGGTCCAACTGCTCGGAAGCGCCGCGCGCCATCGGCGTCAGCTTCGGCACCAGCTCGTTGAGGAGCGTGAACGACTTCTCCACCGGCGTCATCGTGAAGTCGGCTATGGAGTCCGACCAGTCCTGAAAGCCGTCCTTCAACGTCTGCATGCCGACCGCGGCCCGGGCCGTCGAGACGGGCATGCGGGACAGCGTCGTCGACAGCGTGTGCTGCGCCTCGGCCGCTTCCTTCGACCCGCGCCCGGACTTGACGACCGCATCCGAGTACTTGGTCTGCGCCTCCGACGCCGCCGACAGAGACGACACCTGCCCGGCTATCGCCGCGCCGAACGCGGACAACGCCAACACAGCGCCGCCCGTCGCGCCGGCAGCCTTCCCCACAGCCACACCCAGCGCGGCAGTGACCGGAACTGCCGCCGCCGCCACCGGAATCAGCGACCCGACCGACTTGGACACCCGGTTCATCGCGGCGCTCATGATCGAGCTTTCGGACACGAACCGGCCGCGCATGTCCCGCAGGTGGCCGTTGACGTCACGGAACGCGCGGACGGCCTGGCCGTTGTTCGCACGGATAGTGATCGTTACGTCATCACCGGCCACGTTTCACCTCCATCCGGGTCGGGGTCGGGTTCGTCGGGTGCGCCGAGGTTTTCGATGGCGAGGAGGCGCAGGAAGCGGGTGTCTTCCTGCATGAGCGTCGTGTAGGTGTAGCCGGGGAACTGACGGAGCAGGCCGAGGACCCATCGGGCGTGGGCTAGTTGGCCTGGCTCTCCGACAAGGGAGCCATCGGAATTGCGGGCGCCGGGGAGGGTTCGCCAGAGGTGGAGCTGTCGGGCAAAGGGTCGCTCTTGTGGACCCCCGTGAGGGCTTCGACGTAGGCGTTGTTGAGGCGCAGGATGAGGCGGTGGGGGCGTTCGCGGGATGCGCTGACGGGGATGGGCTGGCCGTCGGCGTCTTCGAGGTTCCAGGAGATGAGCGCCTTGTGGAACCGTTCCATGGTCTTGCCGGTGTCGTCGCCGTCGCCGCCGTCCCAGCCCATGGAGGACATGAATTCGCCGATGCTCATGCCTTGCAGGGTGGCTTCGAGGCCGTGGAGTTCGTCGTCCTCGGCGAAGCGGAGGGTGATGGTGTTGGGCTGCTCGCGGTATCCCACGGCCGCACCTCCAATCCTTATTGAAAACCGTTTTCAAGCCCAAGTCGGCGTTGCGCCATCCGAAAGCTGGAACGGGACACTCCACGTGAACTCGCCGGACTGCGCCCTGGTCATCGCGTAGTCCGTGAGGATCACCGTGTTCGCCAGCGTCTGGCTTGAGATGACGATCGTCATCTCCCGCTCCACCGATGTGGAGGAGACGGTGCGGAACACCGAGTGCGCCTTGTTCGATTCGTCGTCGAAGCCGCCCGCCATGGTTCCGGAGAAGTCGGCGAGGAGCAGGTTGCGGGCCATCGCGGACTGTGAGATCGCGGTGATGTCCCACACGCCGCGCGGCATCGTCCAGTCCAGGTTGAATGTGCTGGATCGGATGTCTCGCGCCGTTGTGTCTGAATCGTCCACTTCGAGCGTCGTCCACCCGAGGCCGTTTTCAATAGCCATGTCCGCTTACCTCCCTATTTGTGACGCCGGTGGGCGTCAGCCCTTGTCCCGCTCATCGAGGAGCTGCCCCATGTGCTGCTGCACGTGCTCCACCCAGTCCGACGCCCGCTTATGCACCCGCAGCGGACCGACCTTCGCCCGGTAGTCCCCACCCCGCACCAGATACCGCTCCGGCATCGACTGGTGATCCTCGAAACAGCGCTGCCCCGACTCGAACCGGAACACCGTCAACCCGACCGCGGTGCGCTGCTCCCGGAAAGTGCGGCGCGAGCCGCGAATGAACGCCGCCTGCCCTTTCCCCAGCGGAGTGGACTCGTCGATGACCGACTCCCAGCCGCCGCGCCACCGCGGGCAGCCCACCCGCTCACACACCGACTTCACCCGCTTGTCCGGACGCGACTGCACACTCCACGTCCGGTACGACTCCACCGGCATCCGCGGATCACTCGGCCGAAACGGCTCACCCATCACCCATCACCCCCTAGAACGTTGTCGCCGTGATGTTGACGTTCACAGCCACCGCGAACACCAGGCTTGTGAATCCAGCCGAGGTTGTCGTCACCGCCCGCACATACCGGCGGATCTCCGTCCCCGCCGCCACCGCAATCCGCTCCACCGTCGGAGCCGACCCGATCGCCGTGAACCCGCCACCCGTGATGTCCGCGAACGCGTCCTCACCACCGTTGTCGTGGGAGTGCTGGAGTTTCACCGTGGCGTCGGTGCCCGCGAAGCTGAACGCCTGCAAGTAGGCCTGCGCCCCGTGCACGGTGTGGGAGGAGATGAACGCGTCGCCCTGCACCGTCCACGTCAATGGCGTCGCATCCGACACATCGTCATCCGCGACAGAAGCGACCGGCGCAGCCACCGACGACCCAGCAATCCCGGACAGCACCTCACCCTGGAAGAACTTGCCCGCCAGCCGGTTCACGGTGCCCGCCGTCTGCGCACCGACCTCCAGCACCGCCGTCGAGGCGAAGATCGACGTGGTGGACCCGTTGCTCTGCGTCGCCCCCAACTGCGTCCACGTCACCCCGTCCTCCGACGTGTAGAACACGACGTCCGCATCCGACGACCCGTTGTCGACGTCGATCGTCGCCCGCACCCAGTGCGTCGTCCCATCCGTGAACCCGGTCGCAGCCGACGATGTTTCCGTCAGCTCGACCGTCCCGTCCTCCGACCACCGGAAAATCAGATTGCCGCCCGTCGTCACCGCCAGCGCATACGACCGCTGGTTGCTGGTCGCCGTATACTTCGCGATCAGCGTCGACTCCGCCGCCGGCGTCCAGTCATCCATCGCGACCCGCACCCGCAGGTCCAGGTCTCCCGTGATGTCCAGGCTGGCCGCGTCGGGGGTGGAGGCGTAGTCGCCGGACGTCCCGGACAGGAAAAGGAAGTCCTCCCCGTCGTAGCCGAACACGGCGGCGGTGCCGTTGGTGGCGCCGGTGTCGGTGCGCTGCTGTGCGGTGAGGAGGTCGCCCCATTCCAGGCCGAAGGCGTTGCCCTGCGCGTTGACGGCGATCGTGAGGGAGCCGTCCTGTGGCCGGGTGAAGTCGTAGTTGATCTGCTTGGCGACCAGGCAGGCCGCTGGGTCACCGATCGCGCTGCCGGTTGCCCACATCAGGTGCCGGTCCGCGGTGGGCAGTGCGCCGAGCTGGTCGTGGGCGCGGTCCGTGGCGTCGTTGAAGAATGCGCCCCAGGAGATCCGGCCGTCCCGCAGCAGGCCGATCCGCTTGTACGCGGACAGGTCGATGGTCGTGATGTCCTGGGTGCCCACCAGGCCGCCGCCGATGTCATCAGCGGAACCGGTGTCACCGGACAGGTCGTAGCCGCCGTAGTAGAAGGCCTGCCCGAGCCCGTTACTGATCGTCATTCACGCCACCTGTCCCCACGCGTTGGAGAAGACTGTCGGAATCGTGAGGGTCGCGATCCGGTAGGTCGTGGACCCGATGTCGAGATAGCCGAGGCGGGCGCGCATGCGGTCTCCGAATTCGCCGAGCAAATCGATGTTGCGGACGCTGCCGCCGAGCGTGAAATCGCCCGTGTACGTGCTCATCAAGTCGGTGACCGCGTTCGTCAACTGGACGTCGACCCCGTCCATCGGCTCGGTATCTGCGGGCAGGTAGATGCGGCCGTTGAAGATGACGCGGACGCTCGTCGACGCGAGCCCGGACGCGGCCGGTAGCGGGTCGATGTCGCCGCCCCATACCGCATAGGTGAGTCCGCTGCCGGGTGAGGACAGCGGCTCGTGCTTGAGGACCTGCCCGAAAATACCGAGGGCCTGCCCGTGGGAGGTGAGCACGTCGCGGGGGGTGGCTATGTCGAGGGCCATGGGCGTCTCCTCACCGTTCCGGGGGCGAACTGTCCTGTCTCTGGGTCACGCCATGGCCCGGCCACGGGCTCTCGCTTGTTGTTCGCCTGCGTGGGCAGGTCAGCCCAGCGGCAGTTGTCGGGCGAGTACGGGCCGTCGTTGTTGATGCGGTCCAGCGTGAGACCGCTTGGCTGCTCGCCCATGTCGGCGAGGAAGTTCCGGAAGTCCCGCCACTGCTCGCACACCGCGATACCTCGGCCGCCGTAGAGGTCCCAGTCCGCGTTGTTGGAGTTGGTGCAGCGCTGGATCATGGCAGCCCACACGTAGTAGGTGGGCGTCCCTCCTCTGCCCTCGGGGCGGCGCCGCGCGTGGCCGTGCTTCGTGCGCTCACGTGCCATGCGCTCCTTGGCCTCGTCGGACATCACCCGCGGGGCCGACCGCATCGCTGCTGAGCGGTTTCGCTCAGCAACGTCGGGCCTCTTCTTGCCCTTCTTCGCCTCCGAGATCTTGCGGCGGCGCTCCAACTCCTTTGCGCTCACGGGCTTCACATCCTCGCCGTGTAGCGGGACAGGAGGCGTCGAGCTATGCCCGGAGCCCTCTGCTGAATCAGCGCCCGCGCTCGGCTGAATGCCCTGTACCCGCGGAAGCGCGTCACCGGATAGTTCCTGCTCGAATTCCCTTCCAACCATGGGCCATACACTATGCCGTGGTCGGTGACCTCGTAGCCGCCGCGCGAGGAGCGCTCCACCCCGACGCGGGTTTCGTAGTAGGGGGTGCGGACCTTGATGGACCGGCCGAGGTGCTGCAGGACGAGGTTCTCCGCCTCGGTCGCCACCCGGTAGTCGATCTGGTCGGTGTAGTCGCGGAGCGCGCGCTGGGCACGCCCGTCGAACATCGGGCCACGGGAGTTGGCGTTCACACGGATGTCGAAACCAGGCATGTCTACACGCTCCTCGTTCGCGCCTTGCGGCCGTGGGAGACGTACACGCGGTCCCGCAAGTCCTTCAGCCCACGCCCGGACACCTCACGCTCGCCCTCACCGGAGCCGGCGGTCCGCGCATACCCGGACCGGCCCTGCAACAGGTCGACGAGCGCTTCGGCCACACAGAGTTGGCGGACGGGGCCGGGCGGGTCCCATCGCTGGACGGTCGTGGAGGTGGTGTGGGTGGCCGCGGTGGTGCCGAGCGCGCCGCGGGTGACGGCCAGGGTGCGGGGGGCGTAGATGTCCGCGCTGCTCGTGTGTGCGGCGAGGGTGGTGCCGTCCCAGGCGCGGGTGACGGTGAGGGTGTTGCCGCTGATTTCGTCGATGCGCATCTTCTCGGAGTCGATGAGGATGACTTCGTCGACGGCGTAGCCGGTGCCGTCCGTCACCGACACGGCGACGTCGTTGTTGGCGGCGGTGAGGTTGCCGCCGAGGTTCTGCCCGGTGTCGAGCTGGGATCGGCCAGTGACGATGACCCGCTCGGAGTCGATGCGCAGCAGGGAGCCGATACCGACCGCGGCCGAGGTGGCGGCGTCGACGTCGACGCCGGTCTCGCTGTCGTCGAGAGCCTCATCCGTAGAGCCGAGGGTGGTTTCGTCGTTGCGGTAGCCGAACAGGCCGGTGACGCTGATGTCGCGTTGGTGGGTGTCGCCGCCGCCGAATGCCGCGTTGGAGTCGAGGTCGATTTCGATGCGGTTGTACGGGGGCCCGTACTGGTTGGGCTCGAGGAAGTAGTCCGCCGCGACGATGGTTGTGCCGCCGGATGTGAGGGTGGTGACGGAGATGACCTCGTTCGCATCCAGCCACAGCCGCCATGAGCGGGCGTACTGCATGTTGGGCCAGTCGAAGTGGCGGGTGTCCTGCTCGGGGTAGAACGTGCGGTGGCATAGGCCGTGGATGGTTTCGGTTGCGTCGGCGAGGGCGCGGTCGATGCGTGTGTTGGAGCGTGCGGTTTCCTTCACGTCGAGCTCGGCTTTGATCTCTTCGCGGGTGGCGTAGTACGGCGTGGTGGTCATCTCTTGTCACCTCCTCTCACGGTGTCGTCTCGGGCCGGGTGTGCTACTCGGCGGTGTCAGCAGCCGACGTAGCTTCCGTCTGGTCTCCAGCCGTCAAAGGGGCAGAAGAGCTGCCCGTCCGGGCCTGTGTCGAGCGGCTCGCCGTCGTTCGGGCAGGCTTGCGGCGGGGCGGCTTGCTCGGCTCGGAGGTCGTCGGCTGCACTCCGGTAGATGCTGATGAGCTGCTCCCAGGCGATGACGACTCGCCTCCCTCCACTACCGGTACGGGCGGGCCCGCCAGGTCGTCCGTGACGTCGAGCGGCTCGGCGTCCTCAGGCTCGGGCGCCGGGGCGTCGACGGCCACACGCGCCTCACTGTGGTCCGCTGCCGCCGCGGGCGCGGGATCGGTCGCGGCGGCAGCGGCGTCTGTCGTGGGCAGCGTCGCGTCGGACGCCCCACCGTGGCGAGTGATCTTCGCCATGGGATCTCCATCCTCGTGGAATTCCGTGTTGTGGCAGCGAGGGCACCGGAACAGGCCCACCGCGTACTTCGTCCCGCACCCGCCCCCACCAGCACAAACCCATAGCGCCATCACGAAGGCTCCACGATCATCCAGGCCACCACCGACGTGTCCGTGCCATCGGCAGACGTGATCGTGAAGTCTTGGGCCGCGTTTCGCGCCGTCACCCCGACCGCCTGCGGCGCCGACACCGTCCCCAGCGACTGCACCGTCAACTGAATCCGACTGGACGCCGTGACCTCCGTCGTGCTCACGGTCGCCGCACCAGACGACAGCGTCGCCACACCCGAGCGGGCGTTGTCGCCCTCCTTCAAGTTCAGACCGCCGCCAGCGACATCGCAGTGCAGATCGCCCTCGGTCACGAACGTGTTCACCGTGTGCAGGCGGCTGCTGCCGTCGCGGGCGAGGTTGACGTCCACCGCACCCGAACCGGGGCCCCACTCCAGTTGCCCGTTCGCGTTGACGACGAACTGGGCGACGGCGTCCCCCGTCACCCGGGAGGTGAGGACGTCCGTACCCGAGGTGGCACCCTCCAGCGTCCACGCCCCAATCAGGCGCACCACGCCCGCCGAATCCCGGGACAGCACCGCATCAGGCACACCGCCGGCACCGTCAGTGAAAGCGATGCTGCCGTCATGGATGAGGAGGTACTTGCCTCGCAGCAGTGGTTCTTGCTGCTGGTTTTGTTCGGTGTCGCCGACGGTGCCGCCGCGGGCGCGGGTCGTTCTGGGCATCAGGCCACTCCCATCATGGGTGCGGTGTAGCCGTACAGGGTGGTGACCTCGGCGGCCGACAGTGCCTTGCCGGTGATGAAGGGGAGCGCGATGCGGCCGTGGAACTCGGCCACTGGTGTGGCGGTGACGCCGGAGCAGCCGATAGTGAGTGGGGCGGCGGTGTTCTCCATCGCGACGTAGGAGCCGTCCTCGGTGGTGGTGCCGTCGTTCGCGAGGGCGCCGTCGACGTACAGGTTGACCACCGGGGCGGTCTCGGTTCCGTCGTACGTAGCGATGACGTGGACCCACTGGCCAATGGTGAGGGCGCTGTCCGAGACGGCGATCTCCGTAGCGGACGCGGATGCGTCATGCAGTTCCAGAGACAGCAGGCCGGAGCCATCGATGAAGAACCGCCACTCCTCCAGGTTTCCCGCGGAGTCGTACTTCCCCATGATTACGTTGGTGGCGATGGCGTTCGGGCGGATCCATGCCCCCACCGAGAACGGGGTGTCCACCGTGCCGTTACCGAAGGAGTAATTCGTCGAGTCGACCCCGGCCAGGTGCTGATTCCCGACCGGGTTGAAGTGGTACGAGTGCAGCCCGGACGGCAGCGCGATGGGCGCGAACTCGCTCTGCAAGGTCCGGGCGGCCGCCTCGTCCGACGACGTCAGATCACCGACGCTGATACCGGAGATCAGCGAGCCTTCCGCCTCCCAGAATGGCCACAGGCTGGGCGTCGTGGTACCGAGGGTCGTCATGATGTCGTTCAGACGGCCCTCAGTCCCACGCCGGTACACAGTCATCAGGCAGCCGCCACCAGCGTTGCACCCGGCGTCAGCGGCACATACGTCGCGTACCACTCCACGACACCGTCAACACTCGAAGCGCCAGCGACCTCGATCTCCCCAGTACTCACAACGAGCGGGCCAAGCGGAGCGCCGTTGACCGCGAAGTTCGTCTGGTTGTTCGCCGTGTCGTTGGTCTCGATCGCGATACCGATGACGTCACCGGCCAAGGTGTTGGTGGTGCCCAGGTCGGTGGCAGTGACAATGGTCGTCGTGTCACCCGTGGTGGGATCCACCGCGAGAGCGATCGTGCCGCCGTCCTCCGCGACGACCGTGGTCACCAGACCCCACAGCGCGGTGATGTACACCTCGCCACCGGCCACCGTGAACACCTGGTAAGTGGCGTCACCACCTGTCGTGAAGTCACTGGTCTTGCCCTGGACGTAGCGGCCCAGGAGCAGGCTCCGCAGCTCATGACCCTGAATGATCGTGCTCATGTTCAGGCCCCCAGGATCGCGAGGTTCGCGGGAGTCCGCTGCACCGTCAGGTCATGGAACACCGCAGTCACCAGACCAGCCGACGAGGCCGTCACCTTGATGTAGTCCTTCGTGTCCGGAAGCATGCTCCCGGACACGAAGAACACCACCGTGCCCGACGAGATGGTCACCGCGTTCGACGCCGACTGAGTGGCCGCGACCCAGGCGGCGGTGCCGTCGGTGGCCGTGTTGGTGAACTTGCGGGTGATGATGTTGCCGGGCGTCGCGAACGATCCGGCGAACGCATCGGAGACGGTGATGGTGAACGTGTCGTTGCCGGTGCAGATGTACGTCACACCGGACGCATCCTTCAGCGACAGCGACACCGCGTCCGCGATGGGGACGGCGTTGAAGACTCGTCCGAGGCCTTCCATTCCTGCCATGGTGTTGCCCTCCTTGAGGGGGTTGAGTGCCTCTGCGGATTGGGCCCGAGCGGGGGTGTTACTGCCCGCCCGGGCTGGCGGGTCAGGCTCGGGCGGCCAACTGCACGAACGGCGAAAGCGGGTCGCTGTTGTTCTGTGGCGTGCACGGGGACTGGAGCCACGGCTGACCGTCGACGCGCTGGATGATGCGGTAGGCGGTCTGGTCGTTCTGGAACTTGAAGTGCGGCGACGACATCGCCGACATGACCTGCCGGTCGCCGATCAGGTAGAACCCGAAGTCCACAAACGAGATGTCGCCCTTGTCGCCGAGGACACCCGGTGCCTTCTCGGTGACGACGACGGGGCGGCCGAGGATCGTCATCGGCGGGCCCTGAACGCCGTTGTTCAGCCAGATCGCCGAGCCGCCCGTACCGACGGACAGACTCATGGTGGCGAGCTCCGGGAACACGTCCGGGCTCACGACCCACACCGCGCGGTCCAGGCTGCCGGGGAGCATGCGGGCGTACATCTTCACCAGGTTTTCCCACACCACGGTGTCGGCTGCCTGCCCGGACTCCTTGGCGACCTCGACGATCGCCGTGTTGCCCGCCTCCAGCGCGCCCTGGGGTTCGCCGACACCACTGCCCTTGAGGAACGCGATGTCCTCGTAGAAGTTGAGGGCCTCGGGGAAGATCTGGTCGAGGAACGCCTGGAACGAGATGGCGGAGTCGGAGATCAGTTCGTTGGGGACCTCGGTGTACGCGGTGAGCTTCTTCGCGTCGAGGACGATCCGGGAGAACGCGGCCTGCGACGCGGTGAGCGCTGCGCCCTCTTCGGTCCAGTAGCCGACGACTCCGCCGTACACCGAGCTGACGTTGCTGGTGGAATCAACTGCCGGGAACGGCACCCGGAGCGTCTCCATCGGGATGACGCGGGCCCGCTGCCGGACGACGGACTGCTCCAGCGCCACCGCGAGGAGTTCGCTACGGAGGACCTCGGGGATGAGGAACCCGCCCTCCGATGGCACCGTGCTGGAGAACGCGTTGCGGACGCGGGTCAGCTTCGCCTGCATGTCCGCAGTCCGGTTCGCGTTGTGCCAGATCGTCTGGAAGTACTCCGCCGAGTTCTTGAACTCGCGGTCCAGGACCGCACCCATCGCCCGCGGGTTGTGAATGTGGTTCCGCGCACTGCCCGTCTGCACGACGGCCTTCGGGGTCAGGTCGATGCGGTCCACACCGTCGGGCTGGTTGTCGCGCAGCCAGTTCGCGAGGATCTGCTCCGTCTGCTCCTTGACCTGCGTCGCAATGCTGAGGTCGCGGGCGTGGGTGTTGCGGGCGTAGTTGGTGATGAACTCGCCGAAGGCTTCCGGCTGCGCGAAGACGCGCTGCATCTTCGCCGAGTCGGTCAGCATCTCCTCCAGCGCGGCCTGGTTGGTGGGGATGGTGAGACGGTCGGGGTCCACCCCTCCGGCCGGGGCCGGCGGTTCGGCGATCCGGTTGTACGCCTTGCCGATCTGGCGCGGGTCGAACCCGGCGCGGAGGATCATGCGGTGGCGCATGCCGGACACGGTGTCGGCGCGCCCCCGGGCGATTGTGGTGTTCACAGTTCTGCCTCCCAAAGGGCACGTCGTACTGCTGATTGGTCGATCGTTTGGACCGGCTCGGGCGCGGCCGGCTGGGGCGCGGCGGGCTGGGGTGGGGCGGGTGCGTCGTTGGCGACACCGGTCATGACGGCGCGCAGGTAGTCGGCGACGACTTGCCCGGCGGGCGGCGGCGGTTCGGGCACGACGGCCGCAGCCGGGGTGGGCACGGCCGGGGTGGGGCGTGCGGTCTGCGGGGCGGCCGGAGCATCGTTGGCGACCCCGGCGAACAGGGACCGGAAGTAGCCGACCGCCACCGTCTGCGGATCCGCCTCAGGCACGACGTCTACAGGCGGCGGCACATACGGGACCGGGTCCTGCCGCGGGGCGGGTACGGCCGGTGCGTCACCCGCCACACCCGCCATGAGAGAGCGGAAGTAGCCGGCGGCCACGGTCTGCTCGTCGGGTTCGGGCACGACGTCCGTGGGCGGCGGCACGTACGGGGCGGCCTGGCGTACGGGCGTGGGCGCGGCGGGTGCATCACCTGCGACACCGGCCATCAGCGACCGCAGGTGCTCGGGCTGGTAGCCGGGCATCGGGTCGAGCGCGGCGGTTGCGGCGGCACGGAACACGGACGGGTCGAACGCGGCTGCCGTGGGCGCGTCGCGGGCGCGGTCCTCGCTGCTGTCGCCGTCCGCAAGGTGGGCGCGCAGGTGAGCTTCCACCGCGGCGCGCTGCGCCTCGGGTACGTCGGACTGGGGGAGGCGTGCGAGCCCGTTGCGGCAGGCGGCCAAGTTGGCGGCGCCCGGGCTACCGTCGCCGTCGACCTCGTGGTGGGGGAACTTGCACGCGCTCTTGGGGAGTTCGCCGCTCTCGACCTGTTCGGGGTCGTACCAGCCGTACGCCTTCTTCGCGGTGGCGACGGTCATGGGGGCGGGGAGGCGGCGCTCATTCGGGCCCGCATCCCATGGGGAGTCGACGGTCGCGGTGTGGTGCGTCGGCGACGCAGTGTCGAGCGGTGGTGCGGGAGCGGTCTCGCGGCTGGTGTGCGCGTAGTTGTACACCGACAGGTCCCACGCGGCGGCGACCGCCCGGTCGTCGGGCATCTCTTCCATCTGCCGCTCAGGCTTCGCAACCTCGTCCGCGAGCCCGGCCTCAACCGCCTCATCGGCGAAGAACCAGGTTTCGGCAGCCATGAGGCGGAGCCACTGCTTGACCGTGCCGCCTGCACGCTCGGCGTACACCCCGGCCAGGTTTTCGCTCTGCCGGTCGAGAAATTCGGCGTACTCGCGGAGTTCAGCCGCTTCGCCGCTGGCGACGCCCTGCGCCATGTGCAGCATCATCTGGCTGTGCGGGGCCATGATGATCCGGTCTCCGGCCATGGCGATGACGGAGGCGATCGATGCGGCGAGGCTGTCGACCTGGACGATGACCTTGGCGCGGTGGGAGCGGAGTGCGTTATAGCAGGCCAGGCCGTCATAGACCTCTCCGCCAGGGCTGTTGACGTACAGCCTGATCTCCGGCGCATCGATGGCCTTGAGTTCCTCCACAAAGGAGGAGGCTGAAATTCCCCACGAGCCAATGTCGCCGTAGATGTACATCGAGGCGACGGGTGAGCCGCCTTCGTCGACGGTGTTGGTGATGCGGTACCAGCCCTCGACGCCGTCGGGTCCGGGCAGTGCGGGGCGTGCGGCTCGGCTGCGTTCGGCAATCACTTCGGGGGCGGCGGTATTCCACGATCGCCGCGTGTGGCTCATTGGGTTTCGCCCTCCCCGGTGCGGGTTTTCGCATTGTCCAGGCAGGGTCATTGTGCACTATGCGTTGCGGCTTGTATGGCCTCTGACCTGCGATAACGCGGCTTTACCGTTTCCATATCGCGGGTGTCGCATTTCTTTAACAGTGGGTTTTCTTAATTCCCGTCAGCCGCGTGCATGTTTACGTGTATTCGCGTACCATTCCGGTGCATGAAGGTAAACACTTCGCAGGGTGATGATGCTGCGCGGGTGGATGAGCTGGCCGCTCGTGTGCGTGCCGGGCAGCTTCCGCCGCCGGAGGAGCGGGCTCGGATACGGCAGTCGGCTCATGTGACGTTGGAGCACTTCGCACGGGTGCTGCGGGTCAGCGTGATGACGGTCAGCCGGTGGGAGCGCGGGGAGACGGAACCGGGGCTGGATCAGCGGGCGGCGTACGCGCGACTGCTGCGGGAAGTCGCCGCCGCCACGGAGGGGGAGGCCTGACTGTGGAGCCAAAATTCGTGATGAAGCGAGCCTGCTTCTCGACAGAGCGCAGGGCTTTGGACAGCGGAAGGACCGTCCGAGACCGAAGTCTGGGAATGATCGCGATCTACACACCGGTCCGCGTCAAGCCCCGTTACTGGACCAGCGCAACACTCTCGGGCTCAGTCATCCACATCGCCACCGGTCGCGGCATCCTCACTCAAGGCACCGTGGCCACCCGAGGAATGATCACGGTGGAGCCCTACTGCAACGGGCATCTCGAATGGCCCCGCTCGCTCTCGTCTCCAGCGGACTTCCCCGAGAGACGCCTGTGCGGAATGTGCCTTGAGCGGGCGCACAACACTGCGCCTGGCAGCCTCACTCGGCCCGTTTCGCCACGGACGATCACCGTGCACGTCGTGACGACCTGACTGGAGCCCGCCCCGTGAGTGCCCCGTTGAACCTGACCGCCGAGCAACTCCGCACGATCGCCGCAGCCCTCGACGAACTCACCGAAATCACGAAGCTGCGCGAGGTGTCGTTCACGCCTTCCGGCTTCCTCGAAATCGGACTTGCCGACAACACGCTGAGCGTGACGCGGGACAGCGAGACCGGCGCGTACGTCATCGACGACCGCAACGGCGACTAAGGAGAAACCCGTGAGCACCTGTCCCGCCGAACCCCCCGGCCCCCACGACTTCACCGTCGAAGCCTGCCCCCACTGCGACACCTTCCAGTGGCCCAGCCGCACAGACCAGCATGTCGCTACCGTCCACGCCGACCTGCCGCCCTGCACAGCCCGCCTCGACAACGAGTACGGCTCGTACACGTGCATCCTCCGCGCCGGGCACCGGATAGGACACGGCCAGTACGGCGACTACCACGTCAGCGTCATCGGGCCGAACGGGCGCACCGTGTGGAACGACACCGCCGACGGCGCCACCCCGCACAAGGAGCAGTCGTGAGCAGCAACTACAGCGTCCTCTGCCTCTCCCACGACCCCGCCATCATCGTCCACGACCCCGGCTTCAACCGGCCCGAGCAGGCCGAAGCCGCCATCGCTGACGGCGTCACCGGGCACGAGAACTGCGACCTGATGATCGGCCGCTACTCGTACCCGCTCGTCGAACTCGGCTGCCCGCCCGCCCGTGATGGCCTCGGCCCTTCCTTCAGGAGGTGCTACCACGGAGAAACCGTGTGGGTGTGCAGGGAATGGCTATGGATCCTGGCCGCGGCCTACCAATCGTCTGATCCGGACGTACGGGCGACTACGCAAGCAAACCGCAGCCCGCGGTGTCTGCCGTGGGAGCGGCTACGGCGGTTGCGGAACGAACTCGACTTCACGATCAAGGAGGCCGCCCCGTGAGCGCCGTCCACATCGTTGTCGTCGTCGTCGCGGTGGCTGTCATCGGCCTCTGTACGTGGGCTGCTCCCCGCCGCTACCACCTCCAGCGGTCGAAGTCCCAGGACCATGCGCCCCGAGTGCTCACTATCCCTGAGCCGATCACGGAGGCCGAGTACGAGGCGATCAAGACGCGCTGGCTGGCCCTGTACGGCAGCAACACGAACGCGCACCTCGTGACGCCGCTCTGCACGGAGCACGACGTCAACGAGTGGGCGTGCGTCACCAACCCGCGCACCGGGCGTATGGAGCACTTCAAGCGGCCGTGGCCCGGTTGCCGAATCGACTTCACAGGAAGCTCGCGCAACGGCCTGGTGGACCCACTGCCTCACACCACCCCCGAGGAGACCCCGTGAACGTCTTCGAGACCGTCTACGTCATCGGCGCCGCGATCTCCGCAGTCATCCTCGCCATCGACATCACCATCGACGAGGCCGACTGGAGCAGGCGCATGGTCTCGTTCCCGGATCCTGGCGAGCCGCTTCGGATTGAAACCGAACACGTCGTCAGCGGCATCCTGATGGGGCTTGTGACTGCGTTCGTCTGGCCGGTTGGGGTTCCGGCGTACTTCCTCGCGTTCAGGACCCGGCGTGGGTGACCGTCTGCGTCCGGTGCGCCTGTTCGGCCGCGACTACTACTGGCACGCCGGGCCCGGCCATCCGCTGCAACTGCTGCCCGCCGTCCCGTGGCCCGAGCTGCCCAAGGTGCAGCCCGAGGATCTGTACTCGGAGTTGGTCCGCCTGTACGCCCGCCCACTCCCACAACCCGAGGAGATCCCTTGACGGCTGACAGCCCGCGACGCGTGATCACGCTGAACTGTTTGACCTGCGGCGAGACCGGCATCACCGTATGGGCCGCACACGCCAGCGCCTGCCCCGGCCCGTCCCACGGCGGCGGGCCAGCCGAGACCATCGAAGGCGTCCGTCACCTCGAAGCCCGCCTATGGGAGAACAACGACGCTCGGGAGATGCCCGTCTCCGCCGTGTGCCACTCGATCGCTAACGATCTGCGGGACGTCCTCGCAGACGACGATCACCGGCCTACCGCCCCCGACCTGACCACCGGCACCCGAGGTGAGTACAACGAGTGGGTCATCGAGACGAAGCTCGGGCGCAGGCTCGCTGTGTGTGTCGACCGCAGCCCGTATCGGGAGGACGCACGCCGGCGGTTGGAGGAGCTACGGGCCGAGCATCCGGGGATGGTGTTCCGAGTGGTCCGGGAGACGAGTACGCGTACTGAGGAGGATTGGTGATGCCTGACCTGCATGGCTGGCTGAGTCAACAGATCGACGCGGTGGAAGCCGTAGCGCGGGCCGCAGCCTCCGACGGAACGCCCGACTGGTACACCAAGAACCATTTCGCTGTAGCCGACGGGGACGGCGATGCGGTCGCGTACAACGAGGGAAACCCCACCCCGGACCAGGCCCGACACATTGCCCTGCACGACCCTGCGGGCGTGCTGCGCCGTTGTGCCGCTGACCGGAAGATTCTCGCCGAGCACCGGCCCCACGGCGGCAAGTGGGAGCCGTACGCCTGCGAGGGGTGCGGCATGGACGGCGGGGACTGCGCCGACTGGATGGTTGAGCACGTCAACGACTGCCCGACGCTGCTCGCGCTCGCGGAGGGGTACGGGCTCACCGGCGAGCAGCGCGCCGTACTGGACCGGCCCGAGCCTGAGCGGCCTGCACCGTCCGGGCCCAGCCTTCTCCCTGACGGGCTCGCCGAGGCCATGTTCGGCAACCTGTACGCCTTCGCACTCGGTGTACGGGAGGTTGAGCGGAGCCCGGAGGTGAAGGCGATGGAGATCCTGAACCCGGAGTTGAAGAAGATCCCCGGCTACCTGCCCACCACCGAGGAGCAGCAGTGAGGCGCCTGATCAGCAACAAGACTCTGTGGCCTCTGCACGTCGCTCAGGGCCGCGCCGAGGAGATCTCCGCGTGGGTGGCTGCGAACGGCATCGAACCCGACGACGTGTCCACCAACCATGATCTGATCGTTGAGGACGTGGCAGGCGTTCTGTCGATCCGGTGCACGGTGTACCTGCGGACGCTGGACGGCTCCAAGTACGTGGATGGCGCGTTGGATGACGCGGCGGTGGCGGAACGGCGTGTGCCGCTGCTGGTGCTGCCGCCGGATTCCTGGCCGACGTGGGCGCTCGCCGACGAAAGGCCACAGCCGTGAGGCCACTGCAATGCGTGATCGGCCGCCACGCATGGACCGGCTGGCGTAAGCACGAGAAGGGATGCGGCGACCACGGCTGCGACCGCTACCTACGCCGCTGTACTCGGTGCCCGAGGTGGCAGCGCAAGTTCCCAGGAGGGCGACCGCGCGAGTTCGAGTGCCGCTGCCTCGCCTTCGCCTGCTGCTCGGACGAATGCCGCCAAGGCCGATGCCCATCCATCCCAGCCGAGCTCAGAGAGGACACCCGATGAGCCAACCACTCGACGAACAGCAGATGCGAGATGCCTGGGACACGGCTGTACAGGACTGCCTGACCGGGCACGAGAACTGCTCGTACGGCGGCATGACCCCACAGACCGGCTACTGGCTCCAAGCCGAGGGCTGCCAACTCAACCACGGTGAGAGGTGCGTGTGGTGCGGCGGCGAGGCGGAGACGGGGTTCTCCAACTGGGCCGACGACGGGTTTTCGATCTACCGGGTTCCTGCGTGTGAGGGGTGCGCGCAGCAGTGGGTGCGGTTCGATGTTCGGTGGGTGCGGAGCATCGCGGACGAGGAGCCCACCCCGTGAGCAACTACGCGTACGCCAGCGTCCCAGGCAACGACTCTGCGATCGTCGGCCCCGAAACCGTCAACGGCACCGGACAGGTCTACCTCCACGCCGACGACCTCTGCTTCCTCAGCAACGAGGAAGCCCGCGAACTCGGGCGCGCGCTGATCGAGGCCGCCGACTACGCGAAGGCCGTGCAGAACGAGAAGGAGAACTGGCCGGGCGGCGGACCGCCCAAGTCTGTACTCGACGTCGCGTGGACCGATCCGCAGTGGCGTTCCGCTGGCCCGGACGGCGACCCCGACACCGCGTGCAGCGCCTCTCACCGCCCAGACCCCCGCAGCACCAGCCCCCGGAGCGTTGCCCGTTGCACGCGGGGCTGCGGCCACTGCGGGGCGCACGCCGGGGCCGACTTCGACGGAAGGTCGTACCAGTGGGAGGACACGCGATGACCGTCACGCTGCGACTCGTCGTCGAGACGTGCTGCGCCTGCCCCAACCAGTGGGACGCCTGGACCGTCGACGGCCAATACCTTGCATGTCAACTATGTTCGCGAATAATGTTGTGACACAATGGAACTGTGACCGACTACAGCCAGCGACTCAAGAGGGCCCGCGCCGCCTATGACAGAGCGCGCTCCGCCTTGTTTGCAGAGATCAAGGAAGCGCTCGAAGCCGAAGACGGACCAACCGTCTCCCAGATCGCACGCGACGCCGATTTCACCCGCGAGTACATCGCCAAGATTCGCGATGGCCAGGGACCGAAGGAGACGCGATGAGCGGACGTGTCTGCGCAGTAGACGCATGCGAAAGGCCGCGCCATCGCCGCGACTGGTGCGTTATGCACCACAGCCGCTGGAAGCGGACGGGGAACCCGCTTGGCGCGCGAACCAGCCCCGACGTGCGGTTCTGGGCGAAGGTCGACAAGCGCGGTCCGATGTCGGAGCACCGCCCGGACCTCGGTGCATGCTGGGTGTGGACTGGCGGCAAGGATCGCCTCGGGTATGGGCACTTTTGGCTGGACCGCAGCCACGTGCTCGCCCATCGGTTCGCATACGAACTGCTGGTGGGCCCAATCGCGGGGAGTCTAGAGATGGACCACTTGTGCCGGGTTAGGCACTGCGTTAACCCGCACCACCTCGAACAGGTAACTCACCGGGTGAACACTCTGCGCGGCACGTGCCCTTCAGCGCAGGCGGCACGGGTGACCCACTGCCCACAAGGGCACGCGTACAACGAGGAGAACACCCGCATCTATCAGGGGCGACGGTACTGCCGTGAGTGCAGCCGTGAAGCGAGCCGCCGCTACAAGGCCTCTAAGCGGGCGGAGCGGGAGTGATCACGCTGACGGAGTTCCTACGCCGGACGGGCCTGCGACTCGCACCAGACGCGGTGGTGAGCTGATGAGTACCGAGTGGATGACGCCCGAGCAGATCCGGCAACACCGCGCCGCCGAGATCATGGAAGGCCCGCTCGGCCAAGCCATCTACGACGTCATCATCTGGACACGGAAGCAATGGCCACCCATGCGGTCCGATGACGAACTGTGGCTCAACCCCACCGACCACGGCGCCACCGTGCTGATCGGCGGCCGGGTGCTCGGCTACGAAGTGTGCGCCTCCGAACAGGTGCCGCCCGGCAAGGCGCTGATCTACTGCAAGGCCCTCAGCGCGTACGTGGGCGACGGGCAGATGCCGGACGGCCGGTACATGCTGGTGCGACTCCCGGAGATCACGCTGTGAGCGACCGCATTCCACTCGACCCCGACCAGGCCATCGCCTTCGACAAGGCGACAGAGAACCGCCGCGAATACATCCGAGCGGAAAGACTCGACCAGCTGGCCGACGGTGGCGAGTCCGTGCACTACCCGGGCTGCCCTGAATGCGGCGTGCCGGCGAAACACGTCGTGTGGTCCACGTACGACCAGGGTCCGGGCGGTGTGCTGGAGATCGATTTGGGTACGTGCGGGCATCGGTTCACCGTGAGCCCGGTACCAGCACGCTTCGACCCAGACGGCTTCTGGTGGCACTCGGAAGACTGACGACCGCGCTCACTCCCAGCGGGCCACGAACGTGCCCCTGCACCGCACGCCGCCCTCGCACCGCAGATAGCCGCCCGCACCATACGCAGCCCGCACCGCGTCCAAGTCGTCGAACTCCGTGCCGTCGATCTCAGAGCACGGGTCACACACCCGGCTGTCGTTCTTCTCGCTCGCGAAATACCGGGCAGTCGGCGCAGCGGCCAACGTCGCCACCCGGCCCGCGTTCTGCGCCCGATGCAACGCACCCCCAAGCTGGTCACGCCGGAACCAATTCTTCAACCCCTTCAGGAACCGGGTGACCTTGCCCGCCACACCCTCACCGTCCGCACCCGGCGTCAGCAGACGCAACGCCTCACGCCCCGCAGACCCGGCAAGATCAGCAGCCAGCAGAGCAGCCGTCGCCGCGGCGATCTCCACCAACTCCGACCCGAACGCGTTCGTCAACGACCGGCTCAAACGCGGCGGCTTCACCTTCACACCCTGCTCGGCAGCCTCCGCCACCATCTGCGCGGCAGCAGCCTTCGCCATGTCGGCGAGCGCACCCCGCAGCACCTTCGCCGCCACATCCGAGTCCACACTCAGATCAGCGAGCGCCTCAGTATCACCCGCATCCACCGCGGTCTCGATCTGCGCGGCGAGCGCCTCAACCTGCGCCTCCGCGACCGGCTCCCACGCCTCCAACAGCCCAGCCAGCGCCTCCTCGAACTGGACCCGCACCCGCTCCAACGCATCGTCATCAGCCTGCGCACGCACCCGACCGTGCTCCAACACCCGGTTGTACGACGGCTGCCCGGCAGGCAACGCGAACGGCACATGGTGATGCAAGTCCAGACGGGCCGCCGGCGCGGGCACAACCGGAGCCTGCTGAGGCGCCCGAGCAGGGGCCGGCGCCCGGTACCCCAGATCCGGCAAGCCCAAATACTCCGACGCCAACCGAGGATCCGCGCCCCCATCCACCAGCGTCTTCCACGCCACCGTCTTCGACTCCGCCTCCTTCACCTCCAACTCCCGGTCCGTCGGAGTCGGATCCACAAAGTCGAACTCCAGGGCACGCGCCGCATCCTTGCCGTACAGCGGTAGCAACTGGTGGTTCAGCGCGCCGCGGATCGCCCGCAGATCCGGGACGACCAGCCAGCGGGAGAACATGACATCGGCGGCTTCCATGTTGGCGCGGTTCGCGTCATCAACTGTGCCGAGCATCGGCTTGGGGAAGCCGAGCCCTTCGCGGATGACCTCGCGGGACGCCGCGTTCGACTCGACGAACTGCATGTCGCGCTGCGTGTACTTGCGGTCCTTCCACACCCCGTGCTCCAGGAACGCGACACGGTGGGCGTTGGCAACACCCTTGTGCTGCTCGTCCCAGCGGGCCTGCAACTGGTCCCACTCGGGGTCGGAGAGGACGGAGGGGAGTTCGATGATCCCGCCCGGCTCCGCGCTGTTCATGAAGAAGTTCCGCTGCCATTCGGCCGCGAACTTGTTCGAGTCGATCTCGGCGAGCAGCGGCTGAATCGGCGAGATCCCCCGGTACGGATCCCTCGGGTGCGGCGTACGAATGAAGATCACGTCTTCCAGACGCAACGCCACCTCCTCACCCCCCGGCCCCGTGTACATGTACCCCGACAGGAACTTCGTGGGATGCGGCACCGGCTGGATACGGTCCGGGCGCACATTCCACATCTCCAGCGGCATCGTCGACCGGGCGCTATTCCGGGCGATCACCCACCACGTCTCCCCCGTCAAACCCTTGTGCTGCTGCCCCGCTTCCACGAAAATCTCGCGGGTGAAGAACGGGTTCGGCTTATTCCACAGGTCGAGCGCGGGATGAACCGCAACTTCCTGCCGGTCCTCCTTCAGCCCAGACTTGGCCTTGCGGTACAGATGCCACTCCACCCCGGCCACAGCCTTCGACCAGCGGCTGACGATCGCATGGACGGTGCCCACCGTCTCCATCGCCCGCATCTGCGCCTCAGCACCGCTGGGTGCCCGCCACGGAATCGACAGCCCGCCACGGGCCGACACGTACGGCACCGGCGTCTTATTCCTCAGGGCACGTAGAGACCTCACCGGACTGTCCCCTTCTCCTGGTCGGACAGGACGCCCATCAACAGCAGCGCCACCGACGCCCCTGCAAGACCGGCACCGACACCCCAAGTAACCCACGCGGACGCGGTACCGCACGCAAACCCGGCGGTGGTGAACAGGCCGGCACGAGCCTCGGACGCTACAGTCGCGGCCTTGGTGAAGCGGGCGCGGGCCGCAGCGAGTATGGCGGCTGTCTGTTTCACGCCGGCCTCCCAAATCGGTTCGACTACCTGGCATTGTCCACGCACCCGCGCTACCGGGGCTAGCGGCGGGCGATCACAGCCAACGCACCTAGGCGTAGCGCACGACATAGAAAGCCAGCAATAGAGTGTCAGCAGTTGATGGAATCGCCTGGTGAATCCACCAGTTCAGGTTGTGTACAAGGGCGTTACGTACAAGCGGAATCCCAACAGCGATGACTGGCCCAAGCGCGTGTATTACCAGGCGCCTCGCGGCAGCGGACGCGGATACCTGCACCGCGACGTCTTCACCGACGCCAATGGTCCGATCCCGGACGGCATGCACGTCCATCACCGAGACCACGACCCGTTCAACAACGACCCGTCGAATCTGACGCTCCTCACCCCGAAGCAGCACCGCCAAGAGCACAGCAAGAAGTTCGACGAAGCACGCATGAAGATCTTCAGGGAGACCACTCTCGCAGCTGCGGCGAAATGGCATGGAAGCGAAGAAGGCCGCGCTTGGCATCGGGAGCACGGCCGCAAGACCTGGGAGGGGCGCGAGACGAGCACCTTCACATGCCCTGAGTGTGGGGAGGAACACCAGGGGCACTTCCTGGCGCGCACCGGCCCTGAACGGTACTGCTCAGGGCGTTGCAGGCAGCGAGCGGAATGGCGAACGAAGAAGTACTGGGAAGATGCCACCTGCCCCATGTGCTCGGCAGCGTTCAAGCGACAGCGGGGACGTAGTGAGACTTGCTCGCGCAGTTGCGGGGCAAAGCTCAATTGGCAGCGGCGTGCGTCCTCATAGCCAACGGACCCTGGTCCGGGGACCGACAAAATAGGCCAAAAGCAACGCATCTGCGTTATCCGGGCTTCGGCCGATTCGCTTCTTCGTCTCATCCTTCGGCTCCACCACCGTCCGCCCCGCGCTGTCCGTCGTGTACTTCGGCGCCGTCAACTGCGACACCAACCGCTCCCGATCCTTCTCCTCCAGCCCCGACATGTCCCACGCCAGATCCTCCGACAACTGCCGGCCCACCTCCCACCACAACTGCGACCGCAGATTCTTGAACCGGCCCGGATTCGACGACGCCTCCGACACGTTCACCCCCACCACCTGTGCCCGGTGCAAGCTCTGCGACTGCTTCTCCCGCAGTGAGCCGACCACGCCCCACCCGATCCCGATCGCATCCACCTTCACGATCGCGGCCTGCGACTGGTTGATCGCCTCCACGATCCGGGCCACAGACCTCACCGGATCCCGCTCACGGAACCGCCACTCCCGGCCCACCACCACACCACGCCGCTCACGAATCACCGTCTCGTCACCGCCAGCACCCATATCGATCCCGAGCTCCACCGGCGTGAGCTGACCTGGCGGCCACGGGATATCGCGCGGCCGGCAGCAGGCACGGACTTTCGACAGGCGCACCACCCCGTCCTCCGCGTCCGACGGGAAATCCCCGAGGACCTTGCTGATGTAGGTGGGCGACTCCTCCCCGTACTCCAGCCGCATCTCCTCGACGTAAGCGTGGGAGACGAGCATCTCCCGCAGCTCGTCCGGGACTTCCTCGCCCGTGAAGTTGGGGGTGTCGAACGCCGAGATCTTGATGGTGTTCCAGCGTCCACTCCCGCAGACGCGAGCGAACTCAGTCCCCGGGTCGTCCGGATTGCCGACAGCGAGAATGCGGCAGTGCTCGCCCGTGGCGATCGCGCGCGCAGCGGTCCAGAACTGCTTGTTCACGCCGCACGCTTCATCCAAGATCACAAGCACGTACTTCGCGTGGATGCCCTGGAAGGCATGCGGGTTGTAGTCGGACGGTTTGCGGCCGAAAGCGATCAGCCGCTTCCCCAGCTTCCAGTCCGTCTCATTGATCCGCCCCAGAAACGGACGGCCCCGCGCCTCGGCCTTCGTGAACGCCCCGTTGATCTCAGACCACAGGATCGCCTTCACCTGATCCCCGGTCGGCGCAGTCGTCACCACCCGCGCCTCACCCGGCGGATGAATGTCCAGCCACCACGCCACCAACTGCGCAGCCAAGAAGCTCTTGCCGACACCGTGGCAGGACTGCACGGCCGTCTGCCGGTGGTCGCGCACCGACTCCGCAATCTGGATCTGCTTCGACCACAGATGCGTGCCCAGCTTCTCCCGCGCCCACAAGCCCGGGTCGTCGACGTACTGCTCCGCGACAGCAGCCTCATCCGCCTGATCCTCCAGGCGACCTGCGGCAAGCGTGATCGCGTCCACCCCAGGGCCCTACACAGTCCTGAGATGACGGGCAGCGGCCTGCTTGGCCTTCGCCGCGTCCTGCCCCGTCACGCCGACCGCGGCGAGAGCCGCGTCGATCGCGTCGATCACCGCGTCCGCCTGGCGCTCCGTCACCCGGGCCAGCCGCTCCTCGATATTCAAACGGGCAATCGCAGAGAGCACCGCCACCGCCCGGTCCATCGCCCGCTCATACAAGGCGACCTCGGCGCGAAGCTGCTCCGCCCCAGTCGCGCCTTCGTAGCGGACTTCCTCCAGCCCGTTGACGAGCGTCGCCGTCGCCTCCTGCCAGGCGAGGATCTGCCCGGCCAGCTTCAGCAGGGCAGCAAGCGGGTCATCGACCGCAGGGACGCCGAGTTCGGCGAGTACCGCGCGGGCTTCTGCCTCGGCGCGCCGGCGGACCGCTCCGGTTGTCTGGGTGCTGGTGCTACCGCCGTGCAGCCGGCAGGCGCCGTATCCAGGGTGGTCGGTTCCCCATCCGGCTGTCTTGCGGCACGTTCCCTCTGCCTGGCGGAGTCGGGCGCCACAGAGGTCATGGAGGCTGTTGTCTGACGCGAAGGTCATGGAGCCTCCTTTGTGTGCGGTTACTGTCTGTCGTGGTTTGATGGTAACGAGGGTGTGCAACTGGTGGATGGTGGTGCACGCGATGAAGGCCCGCTTCCCGATGGGCGTCGGGGGCGGGCCTTCGGCGTGCGTGGGGTCCGGCGGTCAGCTCTCCCAGCCTTGGGCGACGTCCAGGGCGCGGCGCAGCGCGGACGCGAACGGCAGGCGCTGCGCCTCCGGCAGGGTGATCGACGCCGCCGTGATGCCGCTGTGCCCGTCGTCCTCCAACACGGTCACGGAAAACCCGTCCTGCATCGGGTTGAGAGCCAGCCCGTACAGGTCACCCAGCCACGTGCCGATACGGCCCTTCTCGGTGCCGTCCGGCCAGTGCGCCGCGTGCTCCCAGTGTCCGGTGACCGGCACGTTGAGCGCGGTGATGAGCGCGGGCAGGTCGGTGGTGGTGATCGCGGCCTCGGCGGCGTGGGTCTTGTCGCGGGTGACCCGCAGGTACACCTCGGCGCTACCGGGCTCGGCGTGGGGGAGGCCGGCGGGGATGACGGTGAGGGTCGTCCCGTCGACGCTGGTGTAGTCCCAGGGTTGGGGGGTGAGTTCGGCGATGGTCTGGTTGAGGGCGGTGTGGAAGTCCATGAGGGTCTCCTTCGGGGGCAGGCGGGGGTGCGGGGGCGGGGCGGGTCAGTCGTCGATGGGCCGGAGTGCGCTGCACTGGCGTCGGCGGGGCACGATCCGGGAGCCGTGCCCGTCGAGGTCTGCGGCGACCGCGCCGTTGCCGTAGACGGCGGTGACGTACCCGCACACGGTGTCGTACGGCCAGGCGCCGGTGTAGGCCTGGATCCACCAGCCGGGTTGGATGTCGGCGAAGGTGGCGGGTTGGCCGTTGGGCATGAGGTGGGTGTAGGTGCGGGTGTCGGTCATGGCGGCCTCCTAGGCGGCGAGGCTGAGGATGTGGGCGGCGATGCGGTGGTAGCAGACGTGCTTGCCCTTCAGGCCGGCGGCGCAGGTGCAGCCCTGGGGGGCGGTCTTGTAGGTGTCGGTGCCGTTGGAGGCGATGACCTGGAAGACGTGACGGCCGCGGAGGGGGATGAGGGCGCCCTGCTCGATGAGTTCTTCGGCCTTGGCGACGAGGTGGGCCTTGTACTGGGAGACGACCTGCGCCTTGCGGGCCTTGCGGATCATGACGCGGCACTTGGGGCCGTAGCCGTCGGCGGTGGGGACGCGGAGGGCGCGGCGGCAGCGGAGGCAGTGACCGATGATCGGCTTCTGGGTGGTGGTGGCTGCGGCGTTCACGGTGGTCCCCCTCGGTGCGGTGTTCCTTCTGACTCCATAATGGCCAACCCTGTTGGCATTGTCAATACGGTTGGCAATGGCATACGCGTAGGCCATGTGCAACCATGACCGCATGGACACTGCCAACCTCGAACACACAGCACGCCGCTACCGAGATGCCGAAGCCGCCCTAGACGCAGCCCGCACCAATCTCCAGACCGAAGTGATCGCCTTCCTCCAGCAGCACGCCAGCGAACGCGGCGCACAGACCACAGCCGCCACCATCACCGGATGGAGCCGCGAGCACCTGCGAGGACTACGGAAGAAAGCCGAGGAAGAGGCCGAACGCGCCCGCCGCGAGGCTGTGGTGGAGGCGCTGCGCCGGAAGGTCGAGGAGCTCAGCGCCACGGGCGAGCCGCAGCCTGCTGCCGTCGCGCCTCGCGTGCAGGTCTCGGCGGTAGTGCCGTCAGAGCCGCTGCCCGAGCTGTTGCCGAGGGAGTTCCGCAAGGTGGTCGCGCGGGCTATGAGCCGTGCGAAGCCCGACCAGCGTGAACGGCTGAACCTGACCGCGAAGACTGCGGAGCAGTTGGGCCGCGACAAGAACGACGCGGTTCTGAAGGTGGCGTTCGAGTTGGGGCTGCTGAAGCACGACGAGGTGTACGGCACGAACGAGGAGCCGACCGCATGAGCGAGGCAGTCACCTGGGTCGCCCAGCAGCTCACTGCGGCAGGATTCACCCCACTGCCGAGCCTTCACCCGTCCGAGTACTTCTCCGTGACGGGCTTCGCTGTCGAGGATGCCAGCGACCCGGACGCTGCCCGCGTGACGGTCACTGCACGGTTCACTGGCCAGGATCAGTACAAGCAGTGGGGTGAGGCGCGGCGGCTGGCCGGCAGGTTGATGGATGTGCTTCAGCCGCTGGGCGTCGGGTTCGAGGAGATCAAGGGCCGTGAGCCGAACTGCGCTTTCGACGCCTACCCGCCCGACAGCGAGGATGCGACCGCATGAGCGCCCTACGCCCCGCCACGCTCGACGAATACCTGACCTGGCTACGCGCCTGGCTCACACCCGATCGGCCACCCACGCACGCCTACAACTACCCGTGGGCGCGATGGACGTGGCTCACCGCCACCCGCGACTTCACCCTCGGCGGCGAGTGCGGAGCAAACGCCGTGCACATCATCGTGCCTGACGGAATCGACTACGCGCGCGGCGACATCGGGCACAACGAGCTGTACTTCATGAACGGCCCCGTGCAGTGCGGCGGCCTAGTGCCGGTGTTCTCCGACCCGGCGTTCCAGTCGCTTCCTGGTGTGCCGGAGTTCATCGCGGCTGAGCGGCTGAAGGAGACTGCGTGGATGCGGGAGCAGGATGAGGCCGAAGAGCAGCGGCTACGGATGGCGGCAGACAGCGACGTGCCCCGGCGCGCCTGGTGAGCAGCGAGGAGACGAGCACGTGAGCAACGAACCCCGCAGGCCGTCTCCACCGGTGGCCGAGGAGATCCCCAATGTTCTGCCCGACGTCTCGTTGACCGTGGTCAACACCGAGTTCGGGCAGATCGCCGTGTCCGATCATCTGGTGCGGATCTGGAACCGGTACGGGTGGCCGGAGGACTCGGTACTCAAGCAGATGGCCGACGTGCAACCGCCGGACGGGTGGCCGGTGAGCGGCGAGGAGACCACCCCATGAGCAACGGCACCGGCTTCGACCGCGACCCCGAGGCCCTGGCATGGGCACGCAGCAAGGTCGACGTGTTCCTGACCCGCCTCGTCAGCTTCGAGGACCAAGCCGCCGCCGAAGACGACCTGACTACCGTGCACGCTTGTCGAGTGTCGCGCCGGATCGCTGAGCTGCACTTCCTTGGCGATGGTGACCGCCAGGTCGGGGCTTTCGACGAGCGTCTTCCTGGACTGGCCGACGGAGGCCCAACCCCTGGCGAGGAGACCACCACATGAGCGACCGCGAGAACATCCTCTGCCACCTCATGGTCATCTTCTACGACAACACCCAAGGACTCGGCCTCTGCGGCTGCGGCAACCCCGAAGCCGCCTACGACCTCGTACGCGACCTCCTCAGCCTCGCCCCGTTCTACGAAGACTCCCACTGGAAGACCGCCGAAGCCCTGACCGGGAACATCCCCGGCGCCCATCACATCGTCCTCGGCGCCATGGACCGAGCCGGGCTGATCGAGCACGGATCGAGCCAGAACGGGGCGTGGCTCACGGACAAGGGCGAGTGGTGTCTCGCTGCGATGCGGACGGCGGAATTCGACGACCTCGATCAGCAGGGCTATCCGCACGATGGTGATGCGTGCACGGACGCCTGCTGGCGCCTACCCGTCGACGTGTAGCCCGCCGCATGACGAAGGCCTCGCCGTCGGGGGGACGCGGCGAGGCCTCCAGGGGGTGCCGGGCGCTACCTGGCGCGCAGCCTTCAGTGTGGCAGGCGGTCAGCCTTTCGGCTTGCCGGGGACGGGCTTCTTGGCCTTCGGGTAGTAGCCGCCTCGCGACGCCTGGTACTCGGTCGGCTGCTTCTCGTAGTCCGGGATCCGGTTGGGGTCGCGGGTCGGCCAGTTCTTGGGCAGCGCCATGATGGGGCTCCTGTCTCGCGTGTCGGGATGGGACCGGGGCGGCCGGTTAGCTGGCAGGCAGGCGGCCGCCCCGGGGTCTTGTGGGCTCAGCGGCCCCAGCAGTTCGCCAGCAGCAGCGCCAGGAAAAACAGCAGCGCCCAGAACGAACCCGACGGCAGACACCCGTCGCCGCGGGCTTCCGCATGCACGTGACGGACCTCGTCGCCACCGGCCGGCGCGAGCCCTCCGTGCGCGTCCCGGCGATGGGCGGCGCCTTCGTCCATGGCGTCCGCTTCGCGGGCGCGGCGCTCCGGGGAGACCGCGTCACAGGCCCGACAGAAGTACTCGTACGGCATCAGGGTCTCCGGGGGGCAGTAGGCGCGCGTCTACGATGACTTGACTAGACGGCCGTTGATCACGTCGTACCTGTGCACCCCTGGGCCGTTCCCCTTCGGGGTGCGTACGCCGGGCCGTACGTTGATGTCGGCCTTGTCGAGAAGGTCTCGCACGGCCTTGGTGTCCCCGAGACCGAAGCGTTCACGAACCGTAGTGAGCAGTACTCCCCTGTCGTCGCCTACTAGCCGGGCAACGGCCGCTCTCACCTGGTCCGAGCTTGCGGTAGCAGCATCGAACGAATCGTCTCCCGTATCGGCGAAGACCTTGCGAGAGTGCCCAGGCCCAGGGCACGGGCTGATGAAGCCGCGTTGTTCCAAGGCGTCCAGCAGCTTCGCGGCCCTGGAAAAGCCGATCTTTAGACGTTGCTGGAGCATGGTCGCCGAGGCGATGCCGGTAGAGGTGACCAACTCTGCTGCCTGCGCCAAGAGGTCGTCTGTCTGCCTCTTGCGCAGATCGAAAGCCTCGGCCTCGCTCGGGTTGTGACTTGCTACGAATTGCTTGATGTCTCGCGTGTACTTGAACCACTCGCTCCGTCGGACTCGCGCGTCCTTGAAGCGGTCGTGCAGCGCGGCTTCGAGTTCCCTGCCACCAGCCAGGGTCAGCGCGACGTTCTCCTTCGGCTGGGCCAGAGACGACAGGCGTCCGCCCAAGTTCGTCGAATAGCCGATCTTGACCCGGTCTCCGTTCGCGATGAAGTAGACGACCGGCTCGTGAGGTCCGCTGAATACGGGCTGAACGGCTTTACCGAAGACTGGCTGCTGGACTGTCCCTGATGCGGCAGCCGCCAGCATCTCCGGGACGATGGAGATGGCCACCTGCATCCGGTGCCGCTGGCACAGCGCTACGGGAACGGTGGACGTCACGATGTCGGTGCACGGCTGCCCGCTGTCGGCCGCAAGGCAGCGCGCGCTAAGGTCGGTCATGTCGATCTCCTTTGCAGATCGGCCATGCCCCGGGACCGTTGGCGCGGTCGCCGGGGTCAGTCTTTGGTTGTGTCTCAAGTATCCCATGTGCACCACCTGTTGAGAGCCATCCGGCATGCCTAGAAGCGCGTAGATCATGTGGTCTTCACCTCCTCTCCAACCCCGGAGAGCGGCGGAGAATCGGCGCTCTGACCTGCATCTCCACCGGAATCCACAGGCGACTCTCCATCGGAGGGGAGGAGGGCCTCGACGTCGCCTCGGCGGACCCCTGAGCGGCCCGCGACTCGGCCCAGGCGGAGGCTGCGATGGACGGGCACATCGAAGGCCCGGAGTAGGGCCCTCAACTCGGCGTCCGTACGCCCCTCGTGCCCAGGCAGTTCGCGCATCGCCGGGTACAGCTCGCGGAGGTGGATTCCGGGCCGCTTGCCGATGGTGTCGAGGAGCCATTGGGCGAGCGCGTGTCGGGGGTCTGCGGGGGCGTCCTCGGCGGCCTCCGGCTGGGTCTCGTCGGGGGTACGTGCGGTGCGCCGCTCGGTCCATGCGGTTGCCCGGTCGAGGTACTCCTTCGGGATGAACAGGAGCACCGCGGCCAGCCAGGCGAGGATGATGCCGGCCGCGGTCCAGCCGCCGTAGAAGCCGACCGCCCACACGGCGACGACGTGGACGCCCCACGCCCAGCCGGTGCCGAAGCGGGCGGCGATCCACGAGCTCGGCCCGCACACACCCAGGAGCAGCGCGCCGAGGCTGCCGGGCGGCTCGGCCGGCGCCTCATCGACGACGGGCTCGGTCTCTTCGTCCAGCTCATCGACCACCTCGTCGAGGTCCTCCTCGACGGGCGCCGGCTCGGGCTGGTGTTTCCGCAGGCTGAAGTACGTCATGCCAGGTTCGCCCCCAGGTCGGCGATCGCGTCGGAGATGTACGCCCACGTGCCGCCTGCACCTGCGGCGATGTACCAGAAGAAGATCCCCAGGACGCCGATCTGCTTCGTCGTCAGCCGCTTGAACAGAATGAAGATCGCCATGGACAGGGCGAGCGCGGGCATCGTCACGCCGGGGATCACATCGTTGACGGTCGCGATGAGGCTGCCCACGAAGTCCGGGACGAACTTGAAGAAGCCTCCGGCCGCCTTATAGGCGGACCCGGCGAGCATCGACAGAATCAGGGTGGGCCACCAGCCGAGCGGCTTCAACCGGCCGCCGCCGGGGATCCCGACGAGCAAGAGCACGGTGAGGACGACGGCCAGGCCGACGGTGCCGAGGTTGCCGAACACGCTGTTCACGACGGGTTCCTAAGGCTGGTAGCCGGTGCCGTACAGGGCGATACCGGCGATGACGGATGAGACGGGGACGGCAGCAGCCCAGGCGACGGGCCACGCCCACGTGCGGGAGCGCCGGTACAGGGCGCAGGCGCAGAACCCGAGGCCGTACAGGGCGAATGCGGAGGGGCTGGCCCAGTGGCCGTCGGCGTACCAGGCGGCGGTGTCGGTGCCCCAGTCGACCCAGCCGAGCGGCCAGCCTGCTGCGGCGGCGGTGGCGTGGTAGATGAGCCAGCGGATGCGGTTGGGGATGCGGTCGTAGGCGTCGAGGAGGGATTGGCGGGGCGGGTGGGGCTGGTCGTCGCGGTATGTGGGGCGGGCGGTGCGGCGCTTGGGCGGCCGTGGGGCGGGGGCCCGGGTCGGGCCGGGGTCCGCGGGTTCTTCTACTGGCTCCGGTTCGTCCTCGGCGGGCTCCTCGTCGGCCTCGCCGGCGTCGTCGGCGGTGAGGTCGGTGGGCTTGCGGCTCCACCAGTTCGGGAGCCGTGGCGCAGCCCGGCGCGTGGGCGGCCTGGGCTGCTCGTCGCCGTACAGGTCGTCCCACCACGCGTCTTCCGCTGCGGGCCGGTATCCGTCCGACGGCGGGCCGGGCGGCATGGGTGGTGGCGTGGCGTCCGGGCCGTCGATGAGACGGCGGAGACTGCCGCGGATACGGAGCTCGTCAGCGCCGGGCTTCGTCTCGCCCATCACAGCCCCCACCACATCTGAACGGCGATCACGACGGCCATGGCCAGGGAGACGCGGGAGAGGAAACGGGCGTCGGAGGCAGGCGCGCGCCATCCGGCGGCAGCGACGGCCAGGAACCCGCCGAGGAGGAGGTAGCCCATCACGCGCCCCTCAGGTAGCGGTTGACGGTCTCCGGCTTGGCGACTGATTCCGGGACGTGCGCGGGGGGCGGGGGTGTGGCGTTGCTGTCGAGGATGTCGTCGAGCCAGTCCCGCGGGCGCGCGGGCCGGTAGCCGTCAGGTGGCGGCCCAGGCGGCATGGGTGGGGGTTCGACTGTGGGGCCGTCGACGAGCTTGCGGAGACGGTCCTGGATACGGCGCTCGTCGGCGTCCGGCTTCGCCCCGCTCATGACCGCACCTGCCGGGCTTCGCGCAGGTACCGCTTCGCGGTCGCGGGACTCACGTCCAGGAGCTCAGCGACCTGAGCTGAGGTGAGCCCCGAGTCCTGAGCCACGAGCTCAGCCACCCGCGCCACGCTCTGAGCCCGCTGGGCCGACTGTGCGGTGAGGTGTGCGGAGAACCCGAAGGCGTGGGCCTCGGGCTCGGCAGCCTGGGCCTGAGGCTCAGGTGCTGCGGCCTGCGACGACGTGAGAACGATGGGCGCGCCGGACGGGTGAGGCTCAACCATCTGAGCCTCGGGCTCAACCGCCTGAGCCTCGGGCTCGGTGGGCTCATCGCGCCGCGCCTCGGGCCCTGGCTGAGCTACCTCGATGGCCTGAGCCGCTACCTCATCGAACGCGCGAAGAGACTCGGCAGTTGAGCCGGCCGTCAGGGCGAGTGGCGTACGGCGCTGGATCTCGGCACGCTTCTCGATCCGCTCCAGGCTGATCTGGAAGTCGGCGTCATCGCGGGCAAGGACGGTGCGCGCTTCAGCCTTGATACGGGCGATCTCCGCGTCCGCGGCCCGGGTGAGCTGCTCCAGGCCGGCCTCGTGGAGCTGCGCGGTGTACGAGCTGCTGCGCATGACGTCGTGGATCTCGGCCTGCTGCTCCGGGGTGAGGGCGGCCGGGTCGCGCATCGCGGCGAGCGCGAACACCCACACGATCTTCCCGACGCCCACGACGAACGGCCCAGCGATCGCCTGCCCGCGGGATGCTTCGGCTCCGTGGATGACGAGGAGGACGGCGACACCGACGGCGATGGCCCAGCCGGCCAGTGGGGCGGGCCATCGGCGGCCGCCGATGGTGACGCCCTGGTACTCGGCCCACAGGACGGTGACCCAGCCGATGTCTCCGGCGAGGGCGACGGACAGGCCGAACGGTCCGCTGTGCATGAGGTCGGTGATGGCGTAGGCGGACCAGATGAGGGAGAGGGCTGCGAGGGCGGCGGCGCCGTAGGTGATGGCGGGCCGACGGGTGGTCTTCATCGGATCTTCCAGGCGTAGGCGGCGATCACAGCGCTGACGAGGAACGGTGCGGGTTGGTCGGTGAGGAGGGCGACGGCGGCGCACACGGTGAAGCCGTAGCGCGCGAGGGGCGTTTGGAAGTGGCGGCGCATCGGGGCCTCCGGGGGTGGGGCCGCCGCCCCGCGGGGGGAATGTCGCGGGGCGGCGGCGGTCGGGTGGGTTAGCGGGCGCGGTACCAGCCGCCGTGTCGGTCGCGTTGCCTGTCGGTGTCTTCCCAGGCTTGGCCTTGGCGGGCGGCTCGGGTGGCGCCGTTGTTGCGGTGGCTGCGGCGGCGTTGGCGGGAGGCGGATGCGGTCGCGGACTCGCGGCCCGGGTATCGGGTTGCTGCGCGTTCGTGGTCGTTGCCGCCGCCGAGGAACTTGGGGAGCCTCACCGGCCGCCGCCTTGGGTGCCGGTGAGGCAGTGGGCGAGGTTTCGGCATGCCGCGCAGGTCCAGGCGGTGAGGCCGAACCATCCGCCGCAGGTGTCGCACTGGCTCACAGCGACCCCCCAGGCGCGCGACGCGGGAGGCTGTCCTCGGGGTGGGGGCGGGGCGCGGGGACCGGGTGACGTTGCGGCATGTCGCCGCCGGGCCGCTGATGCTCGGGGGTTGGCTGCTGCTCGCTCATGCGTTCACCGCCCGCAGTTCGGCCGCGTACTGGCCTTGCGTCATCCCGTAAGTCGGGGGCGTGGAAGCGAGAAGGTACTGCCGCTCGCGGACGCTGCTCGTGTTCCGCTCGGCCTCGCCGATGAGGGTGTTCTCGGTCATCGGGGCGCCCGGGTTGGTGTCGAGCTGGTCGGCGATGCTGGCGGTTTGGGTATGCATGCGGGTGCGTTCGGTGTCGGTGACTTGCCCGGTCGCCGGGGTGGGCTGTTGCGGTTGCCGCTGGATACGATCCACGTGGTCATCTCCTGTGTTGGCAGGTGGTGGCTGGCCCCGGCCGGGCTCTCACAACCGACCGGGGCCGTTCTGTTGGTGCTGTACGAACGTAGCGACTTATTGCGCTGAACGCAATAAGTCTGGGAGGGTGGCCCCATGCCCGAAGACACGCCACAGGGAGAGGAGCAGCGCGAGATGCTGTCCTTCACCGAGGCTGCCGAACGGCTCGTCAATGACGGCATCGCCCTGAACATGACCGCCGAAGGACTACGGCGACTCGCCCGTGACCGAAACTCCGGCTGGCCCATCGGCCCCAATGACTACCGGGTCGTCGGCAAGACGCGGATGCTCCCCTACGAACTGCTCGCGCCGTACATGCGGGAGCGCTATGGGAAGCGGCGAGGGCGTGGCCCGGACACCAAGAAGCGCAGCCCCAAGTCCCAGTCGCAAGGAGATCCCATGTCCACGACCGTTGATCCGCGTATCGCGATCCTGTCCGCCCTGAACGATCCGCCGTACAACGAGACGGCCGAGAAGCGGTGCGTGCCGTGGGATGAAGCGGCGCAGCTCCTCAACGCCTACCGGGCGGCCGTCATCCGTGAGGCCGCTGACGCTGTGGCGCAGTTGATCGCCGATGGAGAGCACGACCCGGACTGTCTCGTCGACGAGCTGCGCCACCTGGCGCGCAAGACGCCCGAGGTGCGGGATGTCTGACCGGATGCGGATGCTGGAGGCCGGTCACGCGTGGATGCGCGGCGAGCTGGACAGCGAGACGTATTTCGCGATGGCGCGGCGTGAGGCGTGGCGTTCTGTGTGGCGGTCGCGGCGTCCGGCGCGGGCGGGCTGGTGGACGAGGTTGTGGCGTGCGACGACCGGGAAGTAGCCGCGCGTGACGAAGCCCCGACCGATGTGGTCGGGGCTTTCGCTTGCCCGCGGTTGCTGTCCACCGGGCGTGTAGCAGCGCGGGGGCCCAGCCATGGAAGCCGCCCGCACCACGAAGCGTATCCGCCGGGTACGACACCGGGCGCCCGCTCTGGGGGAGCGGGCGCCCGGTGGTGGCGATCGCGTGTCTCGCACCATCGCCTCTGGGCACCCGAGATGAGGCGCGCCAGGGGGCGGCGCATGCCGCCCGCGTTCAGGATGCCAGACCCGGGCGCTGCTCGTCGGCGATTGCGCGGGCGGCGGCGTGCAGTACGTCGGCCGGCAGGATGACGGCCTGCTCCCCGGGGCCGATGCCCGCGCCGTGCTGGGCGAGTTCGCGGGCCGAGATGTTCGGTACGCCGGGCACCTTGCCGATGATCAGGTAGTCGCCAGTGTCGAGGGCGAGGACGGCCGGGCAACTGCTCTGTCCGGTGCAGCGCTCGGCGGGGCTGCTGCCGTAGCGGCGGACGATCTTCACGACTGCTCCTTGGCCGGGTTGAGGATCGCGGTGTGGAGTTCGGCGAGCCGGATATCCCACCAGCGGGATACGGATGTGCCGATGGGTGGCGGTCCGGTTTTGACCCAGCGTTCGTACAGGTCGATGACGCGGGACACGTCGGCTTCGGCGCTGCGGTGGAGAGCGGCGAGGACTGCGGCGGTCTGCCGGTCCACGGTGGGCGCGGGCTGCTCGCGGAGTCCGGCCGGGGCGGGCGCTGGCGTGCCCGCGTCGCCGTACAGCAGCCAGTCCACCGACACATCTGCCGCTTCGGCGATGAGCACCATGTCGAGGCTGGTGGGGCGGTGGCCGAGATGGAGGATGCCGGGCAGTCGGCGGCTGATGTGTGGGGCGAGTTGGCGGCCTGGTGCGGGCAGTGTGAGGCTGCGGATGCGGGCGGTTCGCGCGGCCGTGGTGTCGGTCGCTTGGGTCGGGGCCGGGCCGGACGCGGGCTCGTCGAGGGCGCGGATGGTGTCGCAGGGCCAGGTGGTGTCGTAGCCGAGGCGCTGTCCGTGCGCGCAGTAGACGCAGGTGTCGCCGTGGCTGGCCTTCCGGTGCAGGGCGCAGACGCGGGCGACGGCGGCCTCGGCCTGCTCGGCGCGCTGCTCGGCCTCTTTGCGGAGCCGGTCGTGGTTCTTGCACGCGGTCATCGCCGTGTCTGCGGCTCGGGCTGCGAGCTGGCGTCCGTACTGCTCCCACTCGCGGGCATCGGTGAGGTCGGTGCGGAGGCGTTCGGCCTCGCGTCCGGCGGCCTCGGCGCGGGCGAGCTGGTCGTGCAGGTGGTCGAGGTCGTCGCTGGTCATCTCGTCCAGCTTCAGCCGGGCCGGCGGGTGTGGCTGGGCTTCGGCCGCGCGGCGGTCGAGCGCTGCGGGTTCTTGGTTCATGGGGTGCTGCTCCTGGGGTCGTCGAAGCCGGGTTCGTCCCAGGCGACGGCTCCGCACTCGCGGCCGTTGATGATGAGTGGCGCGGCGTGCGGGCCCTGGTGGCCGGCGGGCTGGGTGCAGGTGGATTCGGGGTAGTCGTAGTGCGGGAGGCCGCACAGACGGGCGGTCATGCGGTCTCCCGGGGGATGCCGGTGTACGGGCAGAGGGTGTCGATGCTCTGGTGGCGGGCTCCGCAGTGACAGCGCCAGGGCCGCCACCGTGGGGGGAGGAGGCGTGTCACGGCTGGCCTCCGCCGTTGATGGCGCGGGCCACGGCGAGGGCGTGGCGGGCGTCCTCGGGCATGGCGGCGTCGTCCCGGAAGTCGATGCCGGTCCAGGACTCCAGCCAGGCGGCAACGGCCTTGCCGACACCGGGGTGCATGGCTGCGATGTAGCGCAGATCGCCGGGTGCGTCCCCGTAGGCGACCTCCCAGCCGGTTGCGGTGCGCACCGAATCGTTAGGCAGGCCCTTCGCGTACCGCCACGGCTGGTTGTTGGCGGGCGCGCCCATCGCGAGGGTTCGGATCTTCTCGGCTGCGGCCTTGAGTTCGTCGGCGGGTGTGGTCACAGGTAGCTCCCGGCGGGTTGGATGTCGGTGAGGGTGAAGAACTGTGCGGCGGTGATGTGTTGGCCGCGGAGGTCTGGCGGGAGGAGGGGCGTGTCTTCGTCGTCGTCCCAGTCGGGTTCGCAGTCGGCCCAGTCGAGGGCGAACAGGTCGCTCACGGCTGCTCGTCGCCGTCCGCGTCGTTGTGGCAGATGCAGGGGCAGTCGGTTTCGCCGGTCTCGCAGCAGTCGATGACGCGGCCGGAGACGGAGTGGATGGCGTTGCGGCGCCCTTGCTCGGCGTCGGGGTTCTGCTTCGGCACGGTCATCGTGTGCTCCGGGTGCGTGCGGTGTGGTAGAGGGTGCGGGCTGCCCAGCGGAGGGCGAGCAGGATGGCGGAGATGAACGGGGCGCAGACGATGCCGACGCCTAGCGCGTAGCCGGGGTTCACGCGGCCTCCTCGAAGTCCGGAGGCTCTGAGGGCTCCTGTGGGGCCTGTGAGCCTCTGGCGCGGGTACGGGCAAGGATCCGGGCCCGGAGCCACCCTCGGGCCCACAGAGGGCGCCTGAGCCGCTTCCTGACGGCACGCCACGCCCACGCGACGGCAGCCGCTGCGCCGAGGAGCAGCAGCGTGCCCACGACCGCGAAGACGGCAATCCAGGCGAGGAGCGCCCACAGCATGCGGTCGATCGCCTCGTACAGGTCGACGATCACGGCGACCGCCTGCTCGGGTCCGTCTCGACGGCGAACGTGGTCGTGACTCGCACGAGCCGGTACCGGCACTTCGGGCTGGCGCCCCGGCGCTCGGCCATGAACTCGGCCGCGCGGCTGAGCGGGAACAGGTTGCTGGTGTGGTCGCTCCAGGCGCCGCCGGGCTTGTACTGGATCTGGAGCATCCACGACGTCTGAGGCGGGCGTTCGTGTCGCGCCATGGTCAGGCCTCCCCGTCGGGCTGCGCCACAACAGCGGGCGCGGCTTCGGCAAGTGCTGCACCCAGGGCGTCACGGAGCTGGCCAGCGGCCTGGACCTGGAGAATCAACTGCCCGGCAGGAGCGAACTCGGCGAGGTTGACGGCCTTGTTGATCCACACGGCTACCCGTCCGTCGTGGTGGACGGCACCGGCGGACTCGTCCCAGAACAGCAGCGGCGGCTCGGTCTCGGGCTGTGGCGTCTCGTCGGCCATGCGGTCGAAGGTGTCGGCGAAGGCTCCGCGCCTCACCGCTACGGCAGCTTCACGGAATGCCTCGGCGCGGACGGCGGCCTGGTCGATGCTCGCGGGCAGCACGGACAGGACCGCGTCGGCGATCTCGTAACTACGGGCCCTCGCAATGACCTTCGGCAGCGTGTCGAGCAGGATCGGCACCGCCACATCGGCGATGTGGTCGCGGAGGTCGGCCCGGTCTGTGGCAGGCGCAGGCCCGGCAGACACGACGGCAGGCTCGTAGGTCTCCGCGAGCACGTCCTCAGCGACCGGATAAAACTCGCCCTTCACACCACACACGACGTGCTGCCCGGTGTACACGCCGACCCACGTGGAGTGCAGGACGTCGAAGACCTGCGCGGTGATCTCCGGGTCCTCGGCGCGGTCCTCCGGCGGGACGGCCTCGAAGCGGTGGTTGGTGAAGGCGATCAGCTCGGCTTCGTTGCTGCCAGTCCACTGGACGGTGTCGACCTCGATGGGGCGTTTGCGGTAGCGGGTGATGGTCACGGTGTGGCTCCTCCGGTGTGGGTGTGCGGGGGCGGACGATCAGACGGCGGCGGGCGGGTTGCGGCGGTAGACGTCGAGTGCGGTGCGCCCGTTGACGATCAGGTGCGGGGCGGCCTGCTTGGCGAGCTGCTGCGCGGTGTCGAGGTCGAAGCGATGCGCGGCCAGCCACTCCTCCTCCCGCTCGGAGGGGATCGACTCGTAGGACCACTCACCCGCAGCGTTGAGGCACTGGCGGTGACGGACCACAGCCCACCGGTCGTGGCCTCGGAACTCGACGTCGATCGTGAACGCGGAGCGGTTGATGTCGTCGGCGGGGAAGATCGACACCTCGAAGCGGGTCGCCTCGACGAACGGGACGGGCGGCTGGTCGTGGGTTTGGGGTGTGGTGGGCACGGTGTGGCTCCTCGCGCGAGGTAGTGATCGACTGCGGGTCAGGCGGCTTCGGGCTGGTCGACGAGGTGGAGGTGCGGTCGGCGGTCGCGGTGGTAGGTCCAGTCGTCGAGGGCTTCGAGGAGGGCGGCGACGTGGGCGGCTTGCTGTTCGGGCGTCCATGTGGGGCGACGGTCTGGGGGTGGGGGGCGGGTGGGGATGGCTTCGGCGAGGAGCCGCTCGTACGCGTTCACGGGGTGGCCCGGTCTGCGGCGGTCTTCATGATCTGGATGCCGTCGGGGTGGGCGTGGACTGTGGACGTGACGGCGTCGTGCCAGGAGCGGGCGCTGGCGAGGGTGTGCTTCAGGTCGGCGATCTCGCGGCGGGCCGTGGCGAGTTGCTCCGCGATGGTCTGGCAGGAGCAGACGTCGATGTCCGGGTTCACGACGCGGGAGAGGCAGCCGGGGATGAGGAAGCGTCCGCCGTGGCCGTCGTCGTACCAGTGGCACGGCTGCGGGCCGGAGTGCTCCGACTCGGGCGGCAGGCCCTGCTCGGCGCGGAGCCGGTCGGCCTTCTCCTGGAGCGTCTCGGTGTCGTAGGCGTGGTCGTGGGCGTTGCCCTTACGAGGGCTCATCGGGTGCCTCCTCGGCTTGCCGGGCGGTGTGTGCGGTTTTGCGTGCGTCGTGGCTGGCGATGGCGAGTTTCCGGCCGCGGGGGCTGGTGCAACGCTGGCCGGGCGGGGCCTGGCACCAGGGGCAGCGGACCGACCACTCCGGAAGCTGGGTCACGACGCCTCGGTCTTCCGGAGGCCGTCTTGGAACTCGTCCAGTTGGGCGCGCTCCTGAGGCGTCAGCCGGGCGAGACGGTCCCGGGCGGCAGCGCGGAGCCGTTCCTCTTCGGCGGCGGCCTGTTCGGCGGTCTGCTCCGGTGCGCCCTGTGCGGCCCTGAGGCGGGCGCTGTGCGGCTTCGGGCGGGGTTTCCCCAGCGGCTGCTTCGCGGAGCCGCCTGGCGTCTTGCATGGGCGTCCTATGGCGGCGTGGCAGGCGGGGCACTCGATGCCGAGCGGCCCGGTGCGGCGGACGGTGTCGACGAGCTCCGTCTTCACCGCGCCCTCGTCGGAGTCCGGGACCGTCCGGATGTCTTCCCAGCCGCGGGCCTCCAGCCCGTCTGTGAGCTGTTTCGACGGACCGCCGGTGAGAGCCAGCCGGCTGGAGGGTGGTGCGATGCGGCCGGAGGCGATGGCCTGGGTCTGGCCGCGGAGTCGGGCGAGGTACTCCTGCCATGTCTCGTCGCCGACGGGCTCGTACTGGAAGTTCACCAGCCGCGCCGAACGCAGCTTCGTACGGAGGGTGCGGATGTGGTGCGGGAGGATCCACAGCCGCTCTCCCGGGTTTTGCGGCGGGGTCGTGTAGTACACGGCGACCGCGGCCTTCGCATCAGAGTCGAGCGGCACGTCGTGGAGGGCGGAGGCCCAGGCAACCGCGGCGGCGACGGAGGGCTGCCGGTTGTCGAAGGAGGTGCAGTGGCCGAGGAGTTCGGCGGCTTCGTCGGGGTTCATGCGGAGTCTCCTTGCTCGCGGAGTTGGGCGGCGATGGCGGCCCAGCCGGCGACCTTGGCGTCGGTGCCGGTGAGGGTGGTTTGGCCCCCGCCGGAGAGCGGGACGAGGAAGGCGCCTTGGGTGGGCCGGGTGGCCCGGTCGGCGGCTTTTTTGGCGTCGTCGCGGATCCACTTCTGCCAGGCGTCGGGCCAGCTTTTGCGGCGGGTGCCGGTGGATCGGTAGTGGCTGACGAACTGGGCGGTGGAGTGCTCGATGTCGAGACCGGGGTATGTGGCTGCGACCCAGCGACGCATCGAGTCGGTTAGCTGGAAGCCGTCGATCTCGATCGGAGTGGGCGCGGGAGGGCCGTCAGGCCGGGCGGTCGGAGCCGTCGGCCGAGGCTGGTTCGAAGAGGCCTCAGCCCCCTCTTTCTGCGTTCCTTCTGGTGTATCTGCGTTAACTGCGTTATGGGGTGCGGATTCTGCACCCCTACCGGTACGGATTCCGTACCCCCCCGGTACGGAATCTGTACCCCTGGGGGTGCCGTTTCTGGACCGGTACGGATTCCGTACCGGTACAGAATCCGTACCCCCCTTACGGGTGTGGCCCTTGGCGCCGGGGAGGCGGTAGCGGGTCTCTCCGTGCGGTCCCTTCTGGCCGAGCACGATCTCCAGTTCGCCGGATTCGAGGAGGGCGTCGACCGCCTTGATCACGGCTGTCCGTGACGCCTGTGAACGACGGATCAGGAAGGTGGTCCCGGCGTACGCCGAGACGTCCGGCCCGCTCGCCTTGTCGGCGATGGCGAGCAGCACGAGTCGCGCCGTGTTCTTGGAAGCGGAGTGCTCCCATACCCAGTCCTGTGCGTCGAGGCTCAACGGTCCTTCTCTCGGTCGTGCCGTTCGGAGGTACGAGGCGGGGGCGCCGCGGTGGGCGCCCCCGATCCGTGGTTACGCGGCTTCCATGTCGAAGAGGGCTGGTTCCTCGCGAAGCCCGTTCAGGACGGAGATCACCAGCCATGCGGTCCGCGCGTTGGCCTGGTTGCCGACGAGGAGAGACGAGCCGGGGCCAAGATGTAGGGCGCCCATCACGTACTTCTTGCGCTCGGTCTCCGACATCGCGGTGAGGTTGCTGTGCTTGCGCATCAGCTCGAACACGCCCCACTCCCGCAGTGAGAGGTTGTGCGGGCCTGCTTCGTCGTGGAAGCGCAGGTACGGGACGTACGGGAACCGCTTGGCGCCCTTGGGGTCCGGGCGGCCGTCGTCGAACAGCGTGAGCTGCGGGGAGTCCGGTGACTCGGGGTTGTACTTGAAGCTCAGCTCGACCTGCTCGGGGTGGAGTACGGCGAGGCTCGTCTTGTCCTTGCCGTATCCGGCGATGCGCTTGTTGGCTTCGGTGATGGAGGGCAGCACGCACCGCTTCAGCAGTTGGGCGCGCTGGGCTGCGGGCACGGTGCCGGTGACGTGGAAAGCCCGGTTGATGTCGTCGTGGTGGTCGCGGCGGAGGTCGTCTCCGGCGATGCGGTAGGACTCAGCTCGGGAGTCGCTGGAGTTGCGGTCCAGGGTGATGGTGCTGATGGACCAGCGGGGTGGGGCCTGGTAGCGGGAGAGCGGGTAGATGCGGATGAGTTGGCGGAGGGTGGCGGAGTAGCCGGCGGAGCAGACGAATACGCGGCCGTCGCGGCTGGGTTCGGGGACGGTTTTGCCGAGCATCACGAAGTCGTCGATGGTGATCACTCCGCGGCCTCCTCGTGCGCCAGCTTCTGCAAATCCCTGATCTGCTGGAGGACACCGGCAGCTCGGTCGTTGCTGCTGATGAAGTCAGCGATGGCAACCTCGGTGCCTTCGTGGTCGAGCCAGGAATGCTCTAGCAGGGCGCCAACGAACCTGCGGTAGTGCTCGATGACCAAGTGGCCATCTGACTTGCAGCGCTCGAATTGCGGCCTCATGTGCTGCTCGCAGCCGTCTGCCAGCGGGAGCCCATAGCCGACCAGAAGTGCATCAACCTCGCTGTGTTCAAGATCGGGCAAGAAGTGGCTGAGGATCTGGTGGGCGTATGCCGCCGAGTCGTTCTCTTCCGTCGGCGTGAGTCCCCAACCGCCTTCCCATTCAGGGAAGAACATCGGGATCCAGCTCGAATCGATCGTCTGCGGATCGCGGCCCTCTTTGGCGCACCGGATCAGTTCGGCAGCCAGTTCTTCTCGGGTGTAGTCGCTCACAGTTCGTCTGCTCCATCTTGAGGGTTCGGGCAACGGCACGTTCCGTCACTGTTGAACTCGTCGCCGAATGAGCTGGCGATGCGCGTCAAGTCCTCTTCGGAGATTCCTCCGTCACGCAGCCACTGGATCTCTTCCGTGGCCGTCATGCACGGGTGCTCCCAGTACGCGGTCCAGACCGTCTTGAGCTCTTCCGGAGTCAGGGGAAGCATTTCGAGGAACCCCACGCCATAGGCACGCACGGCGTTCTCGTCTCCGTGGGGAAGATGGCCTGCTTCGTTCATGTGGAAGTACTGGCGCAGCCAGGAGGTCTTGATGGCGAATGGATCGCTTCCTTCGTTCAACGCCTGCTTGATGGCGTCGGCGAGCTCTGCAGGAGACATGTCGGTCACAGCTCGTCCGCTCCGTTCTTGAGGATGTCGCCGTGGCAGGGCTCGGGGGCGCACCAGCAGCCGAGGGCTTTGCCCTTGAGCTCGTGGAGCTGGTCGAGGAGTGACGGCTTGTACGGCAGGTAGTGCTGCTCGTAGTTGCTGATGACGGCGTCGCGGTCGCCGTCGGCAGGCAGTTCGAAGGGGTTGCCCCAGGGGCCGCGGCGGTCGATGCGGACGTACAGTCCGGCGGCGTCGGCCCATTCGATGAGGTTGTTGTGCGGGCCGCGCAGGGTGACGACGATGGTTTCGCCGGAGCGGAGTTGCTTGAGGAGGTCGCGTTCGTCGTCGGTCCAGGAGGCGAAGATGCGCTCTTGCCGGATCTCTTCGAGGATCGGCTCTACGTCGATCGACTCAGGCATTCCGTCTGCCGCTTCGCGGAGGACTCCCTCATCGAGGTGTTCAGCGATGTCACCGTTAACATCACTGAACGCTGAACCCGTACTGACGCCGAGAAAGTCGGCGATCTGTCGCGTGGACCATCCGGCTCGGGACAGCAGTAGTGCCCTTACCTTCCGTACCTCTCGCCGGTGTTCGACGATGTCGCCGACCCACTTGCTCACCGTCTGCCGCGTGACCCCGGAGTACTTGGCGATCGTCTTCAGGTCGTAGTCCGGGTTCGACTCGGCGATCTCCCGCGCGATCGTCTTCAGTTCGTCGCCCTTGATGCGGTCGCCGTGCTTCGCGGACAGGCTCGCGGCGAACAGCTTCGCGGGGACGCCTTCCGGGACCTCCTGCCATACGACGCGGATCTCGTCCCGGAGTGCCTGCTTGTGGGCCTGCCACCGGTGCATGCCGTCGAGGAGCCGGTTCGTTTCGGGCTCCAGGACGATCGGCGGGAACTCGTCTCCGGCGTTGAGGGCTTCGGCGTAGCGGTTGACGGTGGCCTGGGACCACTCGACGCGGGGGTAGATGGTGGGGTCGTACACGACTTCGGAGACGTTGATGTCGGCCACGTGCTCTCTTCTCTCGGGTTGGTTCATGGCATGGCTGAATTGCCAGGTCAGGGAGGCCCTCTGCCGTGCACCCATGATGCCACATCCATGTGGCCACTGTGGTGTGGCTTTCGAAGTTCCGCTTCCGTGTGGCCACATCGATGTGGGAACATGCCGACATGCCCGCCACCGAAGAGACCCTCGACCGCCTGCGGAAGGCAGTCCGCGCCAAGACGGCCGCCGAGACCCGCGCCGAGAACGCCCGCGCCGCGCTCGCCATCGCCATGGCCGACGCCATAGAGGAGGGCATGCGGCAGAGCGACGTCGTGGCGATGACGGGCTACACGCGCGAGCACGTTCGCCGTCTCGTGCGTGAGGTCGAAGAGCAACGCTCCAAGTCCTGACACCGCTCCTCCTCTCCGTGGGCCCCGCACCGTGCTGGTGCGGGGCTTCGTGCTGCGTGGTCAGCGGAGTTCGCGGATGCGTCCCGCCGTGACGCCGTACTCCAAAGCCAGCCCGGTTGCCTTCTCACCTGCGGCGAGGCGCTGTGTGATGTCGGACCGCTGCTGTGGCGTGAGCTTGGGTGTGGAGTGCTTTGGTGGCTTGGAGTTGCGGTGGCTGTTGCTCCAGCGGCGTTGGAGGTCGGTGGCCATCAGCGGGTTGTCTTCCGTCGGCCGCCGCCGGGTGCCCGCAGTGTCACGCCGGCTTCGAGGAGCAGTGCGCGGGTTCCGCCGTATGAGCGGCCGAGTTGGTCGGCGACGGATCGGATGGTGGCGCCTTGCGCGTACAACTCCGCGGCATGCTGGCGGACTCGTACGCGTTCGGCGCCTTTGGTGTAGGGGCGTTTCTCCATCGGGTGGTGCCTTTCTTCGTGGTGGCTGGGGGTCCCGGGCCTCGCGCCGGGGGGAGGGGTCGCGAGGCCCGGGAGGGCGGTCGGCGCGTGGGGGTGCGGGCCGACCGCCGGTTCGGGTGGCTCAGTCGTGCTCGTAGAACTCGATCTCGATGCCGGTGCGGCGGACGGTGATGTTGGCGTGGTCGCCGAACGCATCGAGGAGGACGTGCTCGAAGTGGCCGCCCTCGATGGCCTTCTCCAGTGCCTTGCACCGGTCGTAGCGGGCGCGGTCCGGGCCTTCGTAGGTCTCGCTGACGACCGTCCGGCACTTCGTAGCCGGGTCGACGTCGCCCCACTTCGTGGTGACCTTGCCGAGGCTGGGGTGGCCCCACATCTCCAGCTCGTCCTCGTCGGCGTCCTCGTCGGTCGTGGTCCGCACCCAAGTGCCGCAAGCACTGAAGGTGCAGGGTTCGCCGTCGTTGAAGTACGGGGTGTACTGCCGCCACCCGAACTCGACGATCGTCGGGTCGTCGAGGACCGCCTGAAGGATCGGCTGAAGCTCCTCGATCGGCTTCTGCGCTACACGGTCGGAGCCGCGGGTGATGTCGCCGTTGACAGGGATACCGAGGAAGTTGGTGGTCTGGTCGGTCACTTCGTGTCTCCAGAGGGCTGGTTGAGGAGCAGGTGAGAGAGGGGCACGGTCTTGCGCTGGCTGCCGGACATCCACGGGCGGATGGGCATGCCGTCGATGTAGTCCGCGGGGCTGGGCAGCCAGCCGAGGTCTTCGAGGACGTGCTGCTCGGCGATGAGCCGGACCGGGACCCGGACGGTGTTGCGGGTCTTGTGGACGTCGAGAGTGACTCCGAAGATCCGCTCGGCGAGGAACACGCCTTCGGTGTGGTGGTAGAGGGAGCGGTGGCGGACGTCGCCGATCAGGCGCTTCGAGCTGTCGAGGAACTGGTGGATCGGCAGGTACAGCTCCGGCTCACCGCCCCACTTGCGAGCGGAGGACTGGGCATGGTTGAAGGAGTTCATGCGGCACCCGACCCGGCGTGTTCGGGGCAGTAGTCGTCGCCGTCGTCGGTGTGCTCCCAGCCCCCGTGCTCGACGAGGTGGGTGCGGGCCACGGCGAGCCGTTCCCTGCTGCTCATCTCGCTGCTGACCATGTAGTCGCCGGTGTTCGTGGCGCCGCAGCGGTCGCAGTAGACGGTGATCTTCGACGGGTAGCGGGGGTCGTCCATGTCGCGGACGATCGCGTTGACCATGTCGGGTGTGAGGGGCTGGGGCGTGGGGTCGGGCTGGCAGGGGACGAGGTTGGAGTGGGCGTCCTTACCGCAGCCGCAGCGGTAGCCGGTGGGGCCGTAAGCGAGCGGGTCGGGGGTTGAGGTGTCGGGCATCGTGATCTCCTTGAGGTGGTGCCCCGGCCGAATTCGCGTCGGCCGGGGCGCTTTTGTGCGGGCGGACTACTTGGGCATGGGCATCGAGCTGTTCGGCGGGTGCACCAGCCGGTCCAGCGACCGCCCGTCACGCACCGCGTTCCAGGTCCGCACCAGGTAGCCCATATGCCGGGACTCCGGCAGCCGCATGCTGTCCAGACGCTCCGACGTCACCCGCGCCCGCAGCGCCAGAACCGGATGTCCGAGCGGAAGCTCCGCGCCGTCGGCGATGCGCTGGAAGAACCACGTCGCCTCGTCGAGAGCGAGCGCCGAGAACAGGAAGTGCGCGGAACCGAGGACCGACTGCGGGATGTGAGGGAACGCGTTACGGGTACGCACGGCAATCTCTGCGGAGCGGCGCAGCTCGGGGCGCTCGGCGAGGAGCTGGGCGCACTCGCGGTTGGTGGCCGCGTAGTTGCCGGTGAACCGGTAATCGCCGCCGTTCCAGGCCCAGACACGGCGCAGGATCGCGGCGAGGGTGTGGGCGTTGGCTTCGCCGCGCAGGCCCATGACGTCGCCGGTGGTGCGCTTGCGGCCGGTGTCCATGGTTTCTTGGGCGGCCGGGTCGAGGCCGATGACGACGAGCATCTGCACGGTGGTGTCGGCGTCGATGACGGCGCGGAGGCGGTGCTGGCCGTCGAGGACGGTGCCGTCGGTGGCGAATTTGATGGATTCGCCGTTGAGGGTCCAGTGGCCTGCGGTCATGTCGCGGGCGTAGTCGGCGACGGCTCGGTCGCGGAGTTTGCGGTTGTGGGTGTTGGTGCGGAGCCATTCGCGGGCGAGGTCGGGGGTGACGTCGATGACGACGGCGGTGGGGCCGTCGGTGTCGATGAGGGTGGGTAGGGTTTGAGCGTTCATGGGTTGTTGCCTTTCGGGGTGGGTGCCCCGCCGGTTTCCGCCCGGCGGGGCGCTTTTGTGTGGGCGGTCAGGCGAGGTGTTCGTTCTCGTACGCCTCCGCGGCTTCCGCAGCCCGGACCGCGAGGGCGTCTTCTGCGCACGACTTATGCGCTGGAGACCGCTTCGAGTCGCGGAGGTTCGTCGGCCGCTGGCAGTACCGGCACGGCTTCTCGGTCCACGACCAATGCGAGGCGTCACGCCAGTCGAGGAGCGGCGGCGGGTCCCGGCCCGCGGGCTCCCCGCTCACGCCAGGGCCTTGGTCGAACCGGTGCGGCGCAGCCGGTTGTCCGCGTCCGCGTTCGCCTGACGGCACGGAGGACACGGCGTCTGGCCAAGCTTGAGATGCCGCTGATAGCCGGGCCGGGTCCCGCACCGGGCGCGTCCCTCGCTGTCGATGAGGTGCGCGGGGAGGTGGCATTCCTGGCTGCGGCAGTCGGCTGTCACGGGGCCGTTCGGGGTGTGGCCGCGGTCGAGGGTGAAGCACAACTGCCGGGGTGTGTACGTCTTCCCGCGGAAGCTGACCTTCCTCGGGCCGGTCCAGGCGAGGTGCCCGCCGTACAGGCGCACGGTGTTGTCGTCGAAGATTGACTGCATGGTGCGGGGCTTGACGGGCCGGCGGGTCTGCCCGGCTTTGACCTCGTCGGGGGTGAGGTTGCGGCGTGCAGCCTGGCGGAGCAGACCGCGGCGCTCCGCCTCCGACATGCCGCCCCACACACCGAACGCCTGCCGTGTCGCCAAAGCCCAGGCCCCGCACGCTTGAAGGACCGGACAGCCGGAGCAGATGACTTTGGCGTGGCGCGTCTGGGCGTTGGCAGCGGGTGTGGCGCCGACAGGGAAGAACAGCTCTGCGTCCTCGTCGCGACATGCCGCGGCGTCTCGCCAGTCGGTGGCGCGTTGGGTGTCGGGGGCGGCGCCGGTGTAGTTGTTCACGCTTCGCCCTCCTGCTCGCGGTGTTCGTGGATGGCGTCGCGGAGCCGGTCGCACCCGGCGGCGTCGGCCGGGGGAGGCCCGAGTTCTTCGAACAGGGGGGCCAGGCGGGCGAAGTGGGCGTCGAGGTGCGCGTCGAGGTCTTCGAGGAGGAGCAGCCCGTCGGGGCCGACGTCGTGCTCCTCGTCGTCGCCCGCCCAGGCGGAGAGGATCTGCCACGCCCAAGCGAGCGCGGTGAAGACGGCGATCGTGGTGATGGTGAGGGCCTGACTGGTACTCACCGCGCCACCGCCAGCGGCCACACGCGGATCACGCAGCCCGGCCCGTCCAGCACATCCGGCGCGTCGGTCCCGGCGTAGTACTTGCCGAGCCGCACATACTCCACAACCCGCTGATCGTCATGCCAGACCACGCCGGTGAGGGCGTCTTCCGTACACCTGAGAATTTTGGACAAGTCGGGGAAGACCGACGGACGTGCGGGCGCCCCGTCCCGCAGCAGGTGCGCGTTGCGGCCCGTGCGGTAATGCCCCTTGGGCCGGGCGAAGGTGAACGTCATGGACGCGGCGAGGGGGCCGTCGAGGATCTTCCAGCCGGGCACGGCGGCGGTGGCGGCGAGGGCGGCGTACTTGACGTCCTGCCGCCACGGTTTGACCTTCTTGCTGGATTCGATCATGACGCCGTTGCCGACATGGCGTTTTGACCCCTGAGGTGCCGGGAGGCCGTGGACGGTGACGGTGATGGCGGATGAACCGGGCCGTGGCCCGGCCGCCGTGGTGGCGACCGGAACCCGCGGGGTGAACAGGGTCGGGGTGGTCATGTCATGCACCACCCGGAGTCACAGGCACCATCGGCTTCGTCGAACATCGGCAGCAGGTCGACGCCGTCCGGGATGGCCTGCCGCAACGGCTTGTTGAACCGGGTCAGGTAGACGTGGTCCTTGCCCCGCTCGTCGCGGCGCTCGTTGAGGAGTTCTTCGAGCTGGCACGACTTCTCGAACAGCTCCGGCTCGTCGCGCCGCTGGTCGTGCCACGTCTCCGGGCGGTGGAACGGGCAGAAGAAACATGAGCTCTTGGGCGGCACCGGCAGGCCTGCCTCGCGGATGATGCGCGCGCAGTCGGTGCGCCTCAGGCCGAGGTCGAGCAGCGGGTAGGTGATGACCTCGTGCGGCTCGGTGCGCCGGTTGTTTGCCCGGTGGATCTCGTCGACGCTGATGCCGATGCCGATCACGGCCGGGGCCGTGGCAGTTGCGCCGCGCCGCTTCAGTTCCTTCCCGATCACCTTGATCTTGAAGTCGGCGGTGCACGACCGCTGGCCGGGCGCCCCGTTGGACATGCGGACCGGGATCGGCAGCGAGCGGGAGCCGGGCCGGGTGAGTCGGCCTATGAGGGTCTCGACGCTGCCGTCGCGCTTCACCCGGTCCAGGACGGCGAGCTCTATGCCGTGCTCGGCAGCGAACGGCCGGGCGTACTCCTCGACGTACCGGAGAGTGCTGGGGTTCTCGGAGTCGTCGCCCACGTTGGCCATGAGGAACAGGCGGAAGTCGATGCGCTCCTGTGCGGCGAGGACGAGGAGGGCGGTGGATTGGACGCCACCGCCGTAGCTGATGGATCTCAGGACGGTCATGAGTCCCCCAGGGTGGTGGTGCCGCAGTCCCAGCAGCGCCGGGACGTGTCGCGGTTGACGGCGTGGGCGGTGGCCCGCTCGCAGCGCGGGCAGTCGGCGTCCTCGTGAGTGGCGATCTCATCCGCGTCGAGGAGCTGGCTCAGCTCCGTCTCGTTGAGGACCACGTGCGGGATCGGCACCGTCTGCTCGACGAGCGGTACGTCGGGCAGCAGCACGGGACGCCGCGGCCGGTGTCGGCCGGTGGGGGCGACGATCTGCCGCAGGACACGGGCGGGGCGCCGCAGGACACGCAGAGGACTGTTCACGGTGTCGGCTCCTTCACGATCGGCTTGTCCTGCCGGTGACGGCCCGCTTCAACAGCCGGGTCGTTGAGGCCGCACGCGTCGTCGAGCTGCTGCTCCAGGTGCTCGATACGCCGCTCCAGGGCGGCCATGTGGGCGGCGTCGGTGCTGTCTTCGAGGCGGCGGGCCAGTTCCGTGTTGCGGCCTTCGAGGCGCAGGTTCGCGGCGTGGAGGACGGCGTTCCGGGCGGCGAGGACGCGCCGTTCGCCTTCTGCGTCGTCGTGGCGTGCCTCGGTGTCCAGAACCCGTTGGCGCAGCTTGGTGACCTCGGCGAGTGCAGCGTTCAGGTGGCGGCGGGTAACGAATGGCCAGTTCACAGGTCGGCTCCTTCCAGGCGGTCAAGCTCCAGGCGGATGTCGACGCGGGCCGCCGTCAGCTGCTCGGCGAGCGCTGCAGCGAATGCGCGGACGTCCTGCACTGCCGTGTCGGGGTGGCCGGCTGCGGTGATGACGGAGGCGATGACGTCCTTCGCGCGGGACAGCTTCCCGGCCACCAGCTCCAGGGCGTAGGCGCACACGCGGGCGTCGTACTCGGCGGCTTCGAGGTGGGCTTCGGCGGACTCGGCGCGTGCGTTGGCGGCGTTGGCGCGGTCGATGATCTGGCGGCGAGACGTCACGCTGCACCCCCGACCGGACGCAGCGGCCACGAACCATCCACGACCTCGTCCGGCTTCCCGGACCGCCGGAGGAACCCCTGATAGTTCGCGGCCCACCGCTCGTGCATGGTCACCTGCCAGCCGTGCAGCACCCGGGCCGGAACCTGAAGTTGCTCATGCCGCTCGGCGATCGCCAGGGCCACATCGAGCGAGGCCTTCGCGTCCGCGTCCGCCTGGTGCGCGCCGGTCAACGTGACGCCGTAGTGCGCAGCGAGGGATTCCAGGTTCCGGCGGCCCTTGCGGTACTTGTCCGCAGCCCGGTCCAAGACAAGTGGATCGATGACTGGGCCGATCGGGTGGCCGATGCGCTCCGCCACCGTCGGCACGCCGTGCCGCACGCACTCCGCGTCCAGCAGCGGCAGGTCGAAGGGTGCGTTCATTACCACCAGCGCCGCGCCGACTGGATCGCCGAGCGCCGTGGCGAGGGTGGCCGCGATGTCCTCCACGACCTCCTTCGCCGGGCGCCCGTGCGCACGGGCGTGCTCGGTGGTCACCTTGTGCACGGCGGTCGCGGCCTCGGGGATGTCGACGCCGTCCGCGTCGGACAGCCATGTGATGCAGCGCCCGGACGGAGTGATGAGGGCGGCGGTGACGATGCGGTCGGTGGCGGTGTTCAGGCCATTGGTCTCGCAGTCGTAGCTCGCGAGTGGGCCGCGGTGCCAGGGGACTTCGACGTGCCCGGTGAGGTCGGGCTGCACGGCGGCAGTCACTCGGCACCGCCAGCGGTGAGCTGGGGCAGCGCCACGGTGGCGAGACGGCCTTCACGCCAGGCGGTCATGACCTGGTCCCGGCCGTCCTTCTTGAAGCGGACAGCGTGCGTACGCGCGCGGGCCGGGGCGATTTCCACCCCGGGTACCTCATGGATGACGCCGTTCTCCGGGTCGGGCCACTCCGTGCCGCCGGCCGCCGTCAGCTCGGCGAGGATCTTCTTCTCGAAGGCGGGCTGCACCGAGGTGACGAACTCGCGTTTGATCTCGCTGTCGTAGTTCTCCAGCACCCACGCCTTGAACTTCTCCGGGTCGGTGACCTTCGCTGCGCCCTCGCCAGCGGAGAGGCTGACGGTGGCGATGTCCGGCCCGTCAGGCAGGGTGACGGCCACTTGGCGGGTACCGGTCTCCTCCGCGGCAGTGTCGAGGAGCGACTGAGTTTCGGCGCGGGCCTCCTTGTACGCGTCGTTGACGACGTCGAGGAGGGTCTTCAGGTACGCCTCGCGGGCGGCGGCCTCTTTCAGGCTCATGTGCTGTGGTCTCCTTGCTGGGCGGGGCCGCCCCCGTTTCGGGCGGGGACGGCCCCGTGCTGGTCGTGGATCAGGCGGCTGAGCCGGTCAAGATGGCGGTCATCTCGCGCATCTGCTGGGCGCCGGCCTGGGCGATGGGCAGGCCGTAGGAGCGCTCGAACTCGGCGTCCAGTTCGGTGAGTCCGGCCTTCGCGGCGGCGGCGCGGAGTTCCTGCTCGGCGGCCGCAGCGGCGTCCTCCGTGGTGATGGCGCCCTCGGCTGCGGCCGCGTCGGACATGGAGTACGGCGCCGGTCCGCCGGTCTCGACGACCTCGCCCTCCACCACCTCGGCGTCGTCGCCCTGCGCCTGCTCGGCGGCGGCCTTCTGCTTGCCGACGTCGGCGATCTGCGCGAGGTACTCCGGGCGCGCGGCCTCGCCCTTGGCGTCCTGCCAGATCTGCCGCACCGTGGCCGCGTCCGGGGCGGCGTGCGCCTCGTGCAGGTAGTCCCGCCCTGCGGGAGTCAGCGACTCCGGCGGCACATCCGCCGTGCCCGCCCGGACGGTCTCCGCGGGAGTCGCCCACTGGTCGGTCTGGCCCTGCTCGACACGGCGCAACTGCTGCACCTGCGCCTCGACCGGCTCACCGTCCTGATTGACGATGGCGCCCAGCTCTTCAGGCGTGTAGTGCAGGCCGAACAGCACGTCCTCACACGCGTCCCGCGCCACCTCAGTGATCGCACGCGCCTTCAACATCGCGGCCGGGTACTTCTCCCACGCGGTGGGCTTCCCATTGCGGTCACGCGCCCACGGCTTGCCGCTCTTCACCTGGCACAGTCCGGCCTGCTCAGCGCGCTCCAGCGTCCACGTGCACTCGTACGTGAAGTCCGGGTCGTCAGCGCGGACGATCTGCGCGGTGGCCGTCGTCATCCCGTCACTGCGAACGCGGAGCTTGTGGCCGGCCTGCCGCACGAGGCCACCGATCAGCCCGGACGATGCGGACGGTTTCCCCTCGATGACGTGGATGCCGGTGATGGCGGCGATCGGGGTGATGCCCAAGGTCCTGCCGTACTCGACGGCGTAGAGGACGTTGGCGGGCTTCCCGACGAACTGACGCGGCAGGAGGTCGGCGTCGGCGAGGAGTTGGGCGAAGCGGACGGCCCCGTCGAGGGTGGCCGGTGCTGAGCCCTGGTGCTTGACGATCTCGGTGGTCACGTGCGGTCCTTCCGGGTGGTGTGGGAGGCGCGGGTGTAGAACCTCACGCCGGCGGTGTCGTGTTGGGTGATGGCGCCGGAGTCGCGGAGGGTCGCGAGGTCGTGGCGTGCCGCACGGACGTCGAGCCCGGTCAGGCCGTTGCGCTGGTACCAGGCGACGACGTCGCCGGACTTCCACCGGCCGCCGAGGTCCATTTCGTGGAGGAGTCGGGCGCGGCGGTTGGTGTCGGTGGGAGTGGCCGTCGGCGCCTGGGCGCTGGCCTCCTCCCCAGCCGTGGCACGCAGTCCGTCGGCGAGCTTCCGGCCGATGCAGGTGTCGCAGCCGCCGCAGTCGCAGGTGTCGTCGTTGCCGACGAACGCCGCGGCCTCGTGCAGGACCTCGGCGCGGTGGGCGTCGACGAGCTGCTCGGCGTGAGCCACGTCGTGGAGGGTGGCGATTCCACCCAGGCTGTCTTCGGAGAGCGCGGCGATGATCTGACGACGGACGCTCATGCCGTCCGCCGATCGGTCTGCTCCGGCAGCGGGTTCGCGGCGAGGTGCTTGCGGGTGGCCCGCATCGACGGATGCTTGATCTCCGACGCACACCGCGCACGCTCCGCATGCACCAGCGCATCCGTGGCCTTCTTCACCGCGGCCTCCTGCTCCTGCGCCGCCTCCGCCAACGGATGACCCAGCCGAGCCATCCGCCCAGCCACACGCATCGCCTGTGGCCCGCTCAGCGAGACCCGCGTCGACATGCGCTCCACCAGCAGCTCCGTCAGCCGCTCGAACCCGAGACGCTCCGGGGCATGCCCGTCGTGACTGGTCGGCTCCTGGTCGGCGACCTCACAGAAGTCGTCGTAAAACTCGCTGCTCAGCAGGTCGAGGAGTTCGGCGACATTCGCATGAACCAGCGGGGTGACGTCAGCGGTCACCATCAGCGGCGTCGCATCCACGTACATGGGGCCGCGCACGGGCCCATTGGTCTCGGTCATCGAAGGGTTCCCTTCGGGGAGGTGGTGAGGAGGATGAGGAGGGCGGCGGCGTCACGGCACGCTTCGCGGGCGGTGAACAGCGCGTGCCAGACCCAGGCGGCGACCGGGGCCAGGTAGTGGCGGGCGGAGGCGTACGCGCGGTTCAGGTTGTTGCCCGCGCACACAGCGCCCTCATGCACGGCCCTGGCCGTACGGCGCACCAGCGGGCGCGGGTCGAGGTCGCAGTCCAGCAGCGGCTCGAACAGCAGCAGCCACAGCAGCCAGCCAGTGGCGGTGAGGCCGGTACCGAGCGACAAGAACGCCGCCCACTCGGTGAGGTCGTGGGTCTGACCCGTCATTCGTCGGCCTCCGCGTCGTACTCGGAGGCGACCGTCAGCGGCGTCACCACGTAGCCGGTGCCGCGGATCAGCCCGCCGGTTTCGGCCGGGGTGATGTGCAGCTCGTACTCGGCCTGGTCGCCGATGTCGTCGGCGGACCAGCTCAAGTGCCGGATTGACCCTGCGGGCTCCTCCTGCCGGACCTTGGCCTCGCAGTGCTCCTGAGCGGCCTCGCGGGTGGTGTACAGGCCCATGACGATCGAGTCGTGCGACGCCCGGAACACCTGACGCGGCGCGGCCTCCAGCTCGGTGACCCGAGCGATCAGCCACTCCACCGCCGGAGTCAACGTCTCACCCAACGGGAACGGAACCTTGCGGTCCTCACCCGTCGGGGACAGCGACCCCCGCATGTTCAACGCGTCGTTCTGCAACGCAACCAGCCGCACCCGACGCCGCTCACGCTGAGCCTCCAGCTCGGCGACCCGAGCCCGCAACCCACGAACCTCCGCCAGCAGCGCAGCAAGGTGACCGCTCACGACCACCGCCGACTTCTCCGGCATCATCGCCAGCAGGTCCAGCGTGCCAATCTCCCGCTCACGCTCCGACGTCAGCCCCAACGGCTCCGGCCCGACCGGCACCGGCAGCACATCCGCCTGCCCCTGGATCCCGTGCTCCGCCAACTCCGCGAGCGTCGCCATCCGGTACTCGGGGCACGTGCACGAGTCGGTCACCGCGTACAGCCCGTGCCCGTCCCGCGTCACCGCCCGACGCACCCACGTCACACCGTCCTTCGTGTTCACGAACCGAGGGTCATGCGACTGAGGGGCACTCATGCCGACACCTCCGACGCGTCCGCGTCCAGCGCCGCCAGCAACATCCGCAACCGGACCTCCAACGTCACAGCCGCCCTGATCATGGCCTCGCGGTCGTGGATGTTCGCACCCTGCTGCACGGCCAAGTCCTCCCGCGCAAGACGCACCGCGAGGTCCAGCGGCGGCGCATACGCGTCGGACGGCAGCGGCTGATACAGCGCTTCCACCGGCGGGACGACCCTCGGCCGCGCCTGCGGCGACTCGTGCAGCGGCATGACCCCGCTACTGGTCTGGAATGATGTGGTCATTGGTGACCTCATTTCTGTGGTTGAAGGGGTTGCCGGTCGAGGGCTGCTCGCGCCTGGCAGTGGGAGCGGCCCTTCGGCATGTGATGGGTCAGGCGGCGTCGGCCGCAGCAGCCGCCTCGGACGCCTTACGCGCCTGCAAGCGAGCCGCAGCCGGCGCGAGGATCAGACGGAGCCGACTGATCAGCTCGGGCCCTGGCTCGGGGGAGGCTTCGACGAGTTCGTGGATGTGCTCGATGACGGTGTCGCCGAGGAGCGCGCGGCGCTGTTCGCGGGTCATGCGGCGGCCTCGATGGGCACGCGCTTGATCACGCCTCGCAGGTCGAGGTCGTACTGCTCGGCGAGGCGCATGGCCGAGTTCAGGTCGGGCTGGGCTTCGCCGCGCAGGTAGCGGGACACGGACGATTCGGCGATGCCGGTCCGGCGGCTGATCTTGGCCTGGGTGTCGTCGCCGCGGTTCTTTGCGGCTTCGAGGAGCTTGGGTACGTCGAGACGGAACACGTAGTCACCTCCCTCGGGGGGTAGTTGGTGGGGGTCTTCTCTGACAGGGGGTGTTTCCTTGCTCACGAGGGAGACTCTTCCACATTCCTCCCTCCCTCGCAAGCAAAGTTGCAGGGCAATAGGGGGTGGTTTTATGTGAACTTTCACCTAGATGCCGGACTGACCTGCGTTAATGCAGGTGACTGGCGTGATCGCGACTCTTGCGATTCAGGGATTTTCTGGATACTCCCTAACTAGGGAGGTACAGTTTCGAGACATGACCGATGCCACGCCCCCCACGCACGCGCAGCGCTTCGCTGTAGTCGTCGTCCCAGCGGCCCAGCGTGCTGGCTACACCGGCCACGGGTCCCAAGCCCGACTCGCCCGGGATACCGGCATGTCCGAGAGCAGCATCTCCCGCATGCTCAACGGCCACGCCATCCCTGAGCTGCGATTCCTCGGCCCTCTCGCCGAAGCGATCAAGATGAGCCCCATCGACCTGCTCATTAGAACCGAGCTGATTTCTCCCGAATCACTTCGGACACTGTCCGAAACTGATTCGTCACAGGTAGGCTCCGAGTCCACCTCCGTAGAGGACGCGGCAGAGCGGCTCGGCATCACCGACGACGTGGGCAAAATGATGTTCCGTGCAGTCGTCGACAAACTCGCCCGCCCACAAGAAGACGCCGACAACGACACCCGCGGAGGAACAGCAGCACGCATGTAACCCGGGGGTGTGCATGGATCTCACGGCCGGCAATCGGACCACCGTCACCGCAGCGGCGGTGGTCCTGGTCACAGGTCTCGCAGCAATTCTCTATGGCGTCATGCGAGGCGACCCCGCACACTCCACCGCCGGAGTCGGTCTCACCGCGACCGCACTCACACTGGTCGCCCTCACCTCGATCAGACGATGGGTCACCAACACCACCGACGAGCGCCGCCAACTGGCTGACGCCACCCAAGCAGCGCGGGACGAACGCGACGGATACTTCGCCGCCAAGGCCGTGCTGGAGAACGACCAGCAGCGGCTCATGCGCGCCGCGGCCGCCGACCGCGCCCACGCAGCGGCCACCCTGATCGTCGAACGCGGGAAGATGGCGGCAGAGTTCGAGGAGAAACGTGCCGCCTTGGTCTGTGAAACGCTGGCCGCCTATGACGACCTGATGCGCAGCCAGAAACAGAAGCCGCCTGAGCGCAGCTCCGTCATTCCGTTCCCGACTCAGCAGCCGGAGCGGGAACGCTCCCGCGGGCATAACGTGGTTGGTCCCTGAACCCGGGCTGCCCGAAGAACCGCAGCGTGATACGGCCCGGCTCAATCGTGCGCACACCCCGGCTCCGGGCCTTGTTCAAACGGATGTTGACCACCGCACGCAACACCGTCCGCTGCTGCTCGATCGTGAACTCGTCGTCCCAGATCTCCTGAACATCAGGCCGGCCGACCAGCCGACGCACCAGCGGCGGCGCGTCCATCGCCTGAGCCTCCGCCTTAGCGGCCTCGATCTGCGGCACAAGCCGATCCTCCTGCACCGCCAGCGACGCCAGGGACAGGCGCGGCGTCACCCCGTCCTCCTTGAACGTCGCCGACATTTCCCGCGCCTCGTCCATCTGCCGCTCCAGCGCCTTCTGTCGCGCGCGTGCCCGGTCGGCCCGCTTCTCCTGCTCGTCCGACTGGAACGCCGCCACCGCAGCCCGTGAGCCCAGCCATGACACGACGGCCTCCTCGACGTACGCGTCGAGCTTGTCCTTGTTCATCTGCGCGTCGAACCGGGTCGAGCAGCCGTAGACCAGGTAGCCGCGCGACTTCCCCACACGAAGGTGTGGGTGGTCCGGGCACTGTCCGCAGCGTGCGATCCCCGACAGCAGATGCTTCACCGCGTAGTCCCGCACCGTGTTCCGGGACTCGGCCCCGATGATCTCCTGTACCTGGTCGAAGAGTTCCTCCGGCACGATCGCCGGCCACGTCGCCTCGCCGAAGTCGCCCCCGCGGTGCAGGCGGCGCCCTTTGTAGCCGATGTTCCGCAGCATGTTCGGCAAGTGGTAGTAGTCCCACTCCACTCCGGGCGTGCGTTCGCCGCGCGACTTGAGGTCCTGGAGGATCGAGTACTCGGTCTCGCCTGCCGCGACGCGCTCGAACACCTCCAGCACGGTGGGCCCTTGCTCGGGGTGGGGGTACTGCTCGATGAGGTCGCCGGTCTCCGGGTCGTAGCGGCGGCCGTACCCGTACAGCAGGCGCCCGTGGGGGAGGCCCTTCTTAGCCTGTGCGCGGGTGGAGCGCAGGACGCGGTCGCGGATGCCTTCGGCTTCGTCTTCGGCGGCGATGGCGTCCTGCGCGGTGGCTTTGCGGTCTTCGCGCTTGGTGAGGTCGTAGACCTGGCCGTTGTAGCAGAGCAGCACGTTCGCGGCCATGCACGCGTTGCGCAGGCGGATGTATGCCTCGATGTCGCGGTAATAGCGGGAGGCTTCGAAGGCTACGACGATGCGGCCCTTCTTCGCTTCGATGGCGGCGATGAGGGCTTCGAAGTCGTCGCGGGTTCGGCGCGCGTGGCGGGACGCGGAGCGGTCGATGTCGCGGAAGGTTTCGGCTACGGGCCATCCGTTGGCGTCGCAGAGTTCGTGCCCGGTGTCGAGTTGGTCGCCGACGCTGCGGCCCTTTTTGCGGGGGTCGCGCGAGGCGCGGCCGTAGAGCAGGGCGTAGAAGACCGTGTCTGGGTAGACCAGGTGGAGGTACTCGGGCGCGATCGGCATGCGTTGAGCGTAGCGCTAGACACATCTCTCTCGTAGAGGTTGTCAGGCGCAAAGGTCGGCCAGAGGGGTGGGTTACGGTTAGGGATCTTCGCTGATCAGCGTGGCGGCAGGCTACTGCTGTGATCTGGGGCTGGCCTGGCTGATCTCGTCGACGAGGAGCAGCATGTCGTCCAGGCGGCCGCGGAGTCTTTCGACTTGGAGGATGAGCCCGCCGTGTGGCAGTTGCGCGAGGTCTGCGGCGCGGGCGGTTTCGAGGTCACGCCGGGCGAAGTCGAGGCGTGCGGCTTGTTCGTTGGTGAGGGTGCGGCCCTGTGTGGGGTCGGGCTGCTCGGTCATCCGGTGGTCCGCCTAGGGCTGGGTCCGTCTCGGGTGCGCGGGGTTGCGCGCCCGGTACGTGGGGGGTGCAAGCAATCGTTGGGGTGAAGCTTGCGTTATTCAATGATCAACAAGGGGTGTCACTCGAACGAGCGTTTTATCCGCAGGGGGGTTGCTGATCCACGCCGACCCGCACTCAGAAATGTACCAAGCATGGTACAGACAATGATCAGTGGTCCCACCAGCGTTGACGGGTGCCAACCGATCCCCTGCCCGACCGGGTACTTCGAAGCCGTCGAGCCATCGGGGACAACGTCCGGGCCGAACGCACACGCCAAAAGCTGACACAAGAGCGACTCGCCGAACGGGCTGGTCTCGACCGGAAGACCATCAACCGAGTCGAGCAGGCCACCCATGCGACGAGCATCGATCACCTGCTCCTCATCGCCGACGCCCTCAACGTTCCGCTCGCGGACCTTGTGCGTTGACGAGCGGCCGCCCCGCTACGGGGGTGAGGGCGGCCGCCCCCTTCCCGCAGCCCGGTGGCATATCAGCAGAGGCCGGGCCCCGGGGGTCTATGAACGCGCAGCCTGATAGGCGCGCCACAACTCCGTGGCCGTCTCGCACCGCGTCTCACCATGCCCGCAGTCCACGCAGCCAGTGGCATGGCCGAGGTAAGCGCGGTACGCGGCCATCATCCGGTTGTACGCGCCGTTGCTCGCGACGCGTTGCATGCGGCCGGAACTGCTGCCACTGTCACGCCACTGCCACCCGCTGCTACTCAAGACGGTTCCGGGGTGTCGTGCTGGTGGTTGCGTATCTCGACGTTGCAGTCCGAGACCCGCGACATGTCCCCAGCCTTCGCGGCCTCGGCGCGCTGCCGGGCCAGGGCCGCACACACCTGACAGCCGGCGGCGATGGCCGGCCACCTCGGCGGTAAGCCCAAGAGCGGGGGCGGACTCATGGTCGTCTGGACGCTTCTGGCTGTGGCGCTCACGCTGCGCTCCCCGGGCCGTGGTGTGCGGTGATCTGTCTCACACCCGTGAAGCTACGGAGCGACGACGCCCTCCAACAGTCATGTTCCGTAGCCGTTCGCTAACCCGCCGCCACCGAACGGCTACGGAACATAGCCCTTACGCCACCCCGAAGAACCCGGCCAACTCGCGCTGCTGCCCCGTCAGCCGACGTCGGCCCGAAGCACGCAGCGACCGCTCGAACGTGCCCTTCGCCATCCGCTGATGCCGTAGCCACTCCGGCGCCTGGCGACGCAGCCCGGCCAGTACAGCCGTCGACTCATCGGCCTGCCGCAGCATCACATGCGCCTGCGCCACGTCCAACAGGTGCCGGTTCCACGTGTTCGCCGTCGCGGCCGAACCCGTCACCGGCAGCCGCACCGAGAGCCCCAACGCCCGGCGAGGCTGCTCAGCCACAAGAAGGTTCTCCACCGCCTGCAGCGCGACAGCAGACCCGCCGAACTTCCCCCAGCCGTACGAGTAAGAAGCGACCGCGCCGCCAAGAGCGGAGCCGGCCGTGCTGGCGAGCCGGAGCATCTCGCGCGCCTCCTGCGGACGGTTGTTGCGGGCTGCGGCGGCCGACGACCGCATCAGCAGGCGCCCCCACACCCCCAGTTCTGTCTTGGTGGCGCGAGAGATCCGGGGCTCCACCTCGTCCGCCGTGGTCAAGGTGAGCCGCTCCGCTTCGTCGAGGCGCCCCTGCCTGGTCAGCAGCCAGCCTTGGAGGTACACGGCGGCAGCCGCCCGTGCTTCGTCTCTGGCCGTCGTCGCATCTGTGAGCGCGTCTCGGAGGGCGGTGTGCGCGAGGTCATAGGCGCGGACCTGGGTGAGGTAGCGGCCGACGAGTTGGAGGACGTCGGATCGCAGGGTGACGGCCTCAGCATGCTGGGGGCCTTGGTCGTAGTAGGTGACGGCGTGGCGGGCGCTGTTGATGAGGGCGGGGAGGAATTGCGCGGTGCGGCCGTAGTCGTCGCTGTAGTAGGAGGCGGCGAGGGCGTCGGCTGTGGTGCGGAGGTTGCGGAGGTCGGGTTCGGGTTCGATGGTGTCTGCTGGAAGGATGCGGCCGGTCGCGGTCATGGGTGGGGTGATGGCCTGCCGGAGCGGCATGAGGTCGACTTTGTCGGCGTCGCCCCGGGTGGTGGCGTGGGGTGCGCCGGGCTCGAACAGGGCGGAGGTGCGGACGTGGAGGGCGCGGGCGAGCGCGTGGTAGGTGTCCAGATGGCCCTTGCCGCCGCGTTCCAGTTTCTTCACGACGCCGAGGCTGAGGCCGGCGCGGTCGGCGAGTTGTTCTTGGGTGAGGCCTCGTGCGAGCCGGTAGTCCTTGATGCGACCGCCGGGGAGGTCTCCTGTTGTGTCGGTGGGGTGGGGCATACTGGTCTCCGTTCCTGACTCGTCATCTGGAACGGTACGCCCGTCCGTCGGTGGTGTACTTGGGAAGGCCCTTACGGATTGCGGTCCGTTGGGGTCTTTTCCGTGGGCGGCTGTGAGTGGTGGGTGGTCCTGCTCGTAGACTCGGACCATGCCCTCCCGTCCTGTGAGCCCTGGTTCCGCACGGTCTGCTGCCGTGGTGAACGAGGAGATCCGGGCGCTCATGCTGCGGCGGGGCGGCTGGTTGAAGCCGGAGGATCGGGCGGTGTACGAGCGGCTGCGCGCCGAGTGGGTCGAGGCGGCGTAGACGCGCCGAAGCCCCGCCGGATGGACGGGGCTTCGGGTCAGGCGGTCTTGCGGTCGGTGCGGGCCCCTTGCCCAGGCCGTGAGGCGCGAGCAGCGCGAACCTCGTCCGGGTCGAAGAGGGAGTGAGCGCGCCCGCTGTCGTCGACCTCGCGGCGTGCAGCGCGGACTCCCCACCGGGAGAGGGTGCCGCGCGCGCTCCCTGGCTTCACTCCGAGGAGTGCGGCGACCTGGTCGATGGTCCAGAGGTCGGTCATGGTCAGGCGGTGGCGTGCTTGCCGACGGTGGTCCAGAAGTCGTCGGTGTCGAGGGTGTCGACGTCGACTGCGCCGTGTTGCTCGATGATGTCCTCGACGATGGCGTCGATGTCGTAGTTGCCGTCGCTGGCGTCGGTGGCGGTGATGATCTGGTCGCGGAGGTCGCGGCTGGTGAAGATCATGGTGTTCCTCCTTGGGTTGGGCTTTGGGTTGTTCCCTCGGCCTCACACCCCTAACTATGCAGCACGTGATGCGAAGTTGCAAGGGGGTCGACTCGAGAACCGGAGCGGAGTGGGCAGCCGCGGTACGGGCCGAGGTGGTGGAGGCGGCGTAGCTTTTCGTGCTGTCACGAAAAAGCCTGGTCAGCCAGGTTCCCCGCATGGGGAAGCTGAGGTCAGCGCATCACTTCGCCGTCTGGCGAAGTGATG